TCATTTGGAACTTGTGCGTCATCCTCAAAAATAAGAACATTTTCAGCATCATTCTTCAAAATGTTTTCCCAAATCTTTACGTGAGACAAATAGCATCCAATACCACCTTTTGTTAATTGATAATGTTTAGTTCTGAAACCGGTTGTTTCCAATTGTTGCAATTCTGCTTGAGCAAGTTCAGAAAGAGGAACTCTATCAACGTTTAACTTACTTCCATCTATAGCATCAAATTTGATAATTTCTTCATTTTTCATATCAGATTCCTTATAGTGGTCTAAAAAGTTCTTTAACCTGTCAGGTCTTCTCTTCAAATTGATTAAATATATCTTCTCAAAAGAATTTTTAATAGTTGTATGTCGTTTAAAAAACACAACACAACTAACAATCAAAACAATGGATAAAACACAAAAAACAATGGAAATACTCATTTTATATATCTCAATTATATTTTTTAGAAATCAAAATTAGAATGTTTTTTTAATTAACATTTGGCAAATCACTCCTAGTAATATTGGGATCACCATATTTAGCAAACTCGCTCTTATTGAACAAGTACCATACGTTCAATGGTGTATCCCTTCCAGGTCTTTGTGCTCTACCAATTACCTGTTTCTCAATCTCCTTGTTAAAGAAATGATAAATGATAATATCAGTGGTGTTCTCCAGATTCAATCCGCTACCATACGCCTTTGAATTAATCAACAACACATCCATATTGTCATTTTTATATAAATCCAAATTGCTCTTCAGACTATTTCCTTTCAATACACCATATTTGATATTTGATTCTTTCAATACAGGAGAAATGTTCGATAAAGCCTTGTCATATTCAGAGAATACTAAAATCTTACTATCCTTATTCTTGTTTCTAATGTCATTGATTAAATACTTAAAAGTCTCCAATTTCTTCATCAACTTATTCTGACCATCGATGATTTCCTCTTCATCCTCCTCTTCAGGTTCTCTTATAACGAGAAGATCCGTATCAATCTTCAAAATCTCTGTTTTACACAGTGGGCACTTCTTTTGAACCTTTAACCACTTACAAATACACTCAAAGCAAAAGGAGTTATTACAACATTTGGTGACAGTTTTGTTCTCTTGATTACAGAAACAAATTGTACAAATGTCCCCATTTCTAATCCTGTTAGTAAGCATCTCTATTTTATTCAATAGGGTCGCCTCAGTATCTTCCAATTGTTTGATTTTTCTTTCCTGTTCTTCCATGTCATCACAAATGAGTTGTTTGTTATATTCAATCGTTGTCCTACAGTTCATTATATTCCTCTCCAAATCCTCCTTCAATATATCAATGATATGTTTCTCATCACCGGTATTGTTCTTGTTTACAAACGAAATTGCTGTTTCCAAATCACCAGCATTCACAGAGTTTATGATATTATCATTATTAGTAATGTTAGAAACTAACTCTGAAATCATATCAATACATTCTATGTATCGTGAAATGACACTTGGTAGAGAAAATGATTTCTTAATGAAGTCATCATTGTTTTTAACAATCATCTTACCCATTATGTTTTGAACATTGTGTGGTAATGTACGCATCAATGTTCCAAACAGATTCTTAATGAAGACATTGTTATTCACACCAGCAGAAACAAACTCAGACCTACAACGATAATTTCCTCCTGGTGACCGATTAAACATATGATTATACATAGGGTAAGGATTAATGATATTCGTATATGTTGCTGAAATAAACCAATAAAAGTCAGCAGGTATCTGTTTCGCATTCGGTGTAGCAGAATTGTCCGCCTCATCAAATACGATCCTCTTCACACTGATATTTGCACCCCTCAATACATTATGAATATTATGGTAAAATGTGGATGATACAAGTAATAACTTGCAATCCTCATAAACGTTTTCAAATACTGCTAAACTTTTCTTGCTATTCACAACACAATATTCAACATCACGTCCATAAAATGATGTGATATATTTAATCCATTGTTCAATTAGTCCGAATGAACATACAATAATATTCATTCCCAACCTCTTTGAAACAGTAGGATTATATTCCACATAGAGTGAATTATAACTACCATATACATTAATCTTATTAAAACCATTCTTGGGTTCTTCATTTACTTGCAATAAAGCAAGCATAACGTATGATTTACCACTACCCACTGTATCAGCAAGAATACCTATATTGGTTTTAACTTTATTGAAAGTGTTATCACTATCAATGTCATAATTCTCCAAATTAATACATCTCTGCAAACTTGTAAGTTGATGACGTTTCAGTTTAATAGAAGACTTAATATCTCCATTAAACACTTCATCACTTGCAGTAAGTTCGCTCACAGTAATATTGTACATAGTTTGGATGTGTATTTTTATAGTTAGTTCGTTATGTTATTATAGTTAATAAATCTTAAATAGTAATTTTTCAATTTTTATTTACTAGATTTAACAATTGAACTCTTTATTCCATCTACAATAAAATTATATGGAATTAATGTATTTATAAATGAAAGTGTAAACATCAGTTCGCTCAATGCCCTAATTGCTCTCAAACCATCATCTTTGTATAAAAAGTATTTCTTATCATGCATCTTGTTTGCTATTACGTATCCAATAATAAAAGTCATCAATGTTCCAATAATGTAGTCAGGTAAAATATATGATACAAAAATGTTGAAATTGTCTGATACGACATTTATTTTAAATTGTGTTACTACAGCGTATAGTAATGCCATTGATACAGCAACCATGATGAACTCAACAATAATACCCAGAGTTATCAAGTTTACTAGTTTTGGTGGATTTTCCCCATTAACCAATACTTTCTCCATGTATATCTGTGCGGTAAAATTCTTTGATATCATGAACGAAGCGTAACTAAAAGCAATCCTCATAATTTTAAACAAAACATAAACTATTATCGTTGTATTTCCGCTGTTTGGTATAATATTCATTTTAATTTATTATAACATAAATAAATAAAATGAACTTAAAAGACATAAAGTTAGAAACAAAACACTTGTATTATGTATTTGTACCGTTCATTTTGACTATCGCCATAATATTCTTAAATGACAGAATTAAATTCAAAAAGAACAAACAGTATAACGCATTACAAGATATATATACCAAATGCGTTTTTTTATTCTTCATGACCATTAAGTTGTATACCATTCTGTATCTTATTAATACATTTATGATGAAAAATGATGATTTTTTTCAAAATGGTTCATTAATGATAAACTCAACTATTGTGATGTTATTGTTTTCAGTCATTACGCTTATAATGAAAAAGGCGCTATTTTCTTCTTTCATGACAAACAATGAAAACGTTAACAAGAGAATGTTATTCATAATCCCAATATTTAACATTGTTATCACAGTAATATATGTTCTCAACCAACTTACAGATTATTTTGTCAAATTGGACATTATAGGACCTCTATTTAATATAATAAAACTCAAAGAGGAACATTTTAACATTGTTGAAAAAGTTGTATACTATTCAATTATTGAAAATGCTGTTATTATCTTATATATACTAATCATCACATATGGAACAGATCCGGAAACCATGAAAACAATTTGTGGAAACAATACAAATCAAAAAGTCAATAAACAATGTGGCATTGAAATTGCAGATGACGTCTACATGTACGCTTCTATAATTAGAGTAATATTCATTATATTATATTTCTTATATTCTATTCTTACAACGAAAGTATTACAAATTAAAAATAATAACGGTGTCAGCGAAAACAAGAACATTTCAACAAATCTAGAATCTATTAAAAATAACTTGAGTGAAAATATTCCAGGTGTTGAACAATTTGTAGACGGTGTTCAAAAGCAGGGGGAACTATTGAAGAGTTTTGGTAAAAATAAGGGAAACCTATTGAAGAATAAGACTCAAAAGCAGGGGGAACTATTGAAGAGTTTTGGTAAAAATAAGGGAAAACTATTGAAGAGTTTTGGTAAAATGCTTTAAATAATGGTGATATTTGGATATACTAAATGTATGGAATCAAACATACAGAAATAATACCAAACACACCACCGGTAATTGCTCTTCTTTTTACATCCATTTTTAGATTAAATTTGTTATTTTTATTTATGAAATCTATTGTGAAGAAAATACTCCACAATACAATTGTAAGAACAATTTGTAATACAACAAGTATTGCTGGAACCCTTTGTTTGTATGCATATGTTTCAACATGATCCAAAAGATTGTTTTTTACCATATTGTATGTTTCGTTTTGGTTTAATTTAGGAGCAATAAACTCTTTATGTATTGTTTTGTAGTAAACATATACACATATTCCCAGAATAATGAAACCTATGAATACTTTCCAAATGTCTTTAAGTTTCTCCGGGTCTATTTTATCAATTTCTTTCTTTATGAGAATCAAAATGTAAAACTCAATCATAATCCCTACCATGTTCACAACAAATCCCAAAAGACTCTTTGATTTATCATTTATGTTCAACACAAAGGATACTATCTCCCTAACTAACATATAATTCTTTTTGACAAATAGAAAATACACAAATACCTGAAGACTGAAAACAAATATAGATGTTAGTATCTTGTCTCTATCTTGCAATTGATTAAACTTTTTAGATATTTTCATAAAACTAGTCTCATTGAATATCAAAAATTTGAATATACCATTACTTATATAGGATATTAGCGAACCCAATATTGGAATCTGGTCATATACATGTTCTTCAAAATATTCTTGAAGATCTTTGATGAATGGTCGCTTTCTGTCATATACTGAATGTAAAATTGAAAGAATCATTGAAAATACATAAACAATTACAAACTCTGTCATAATTTGAGTAATTTGAATTATACAAATATAAATGTTAAAACAGACGTGGTCAATACAAAGAATATTAATAAAAAGTAATCCATCTTTACTTTCTTCTTAATCCTTTCAGTTGTGCTCCCACGGAACAATATTAATATATTGATGAACACAAAGTTCATAATAAAAGATACAAGAAACACCTTAAATATAGATTTAATAAATAGATTACTTTCTTCAAAATATTTATTATATTTACCTGACTTTTTGGCTAAGTCTTTTAACAAAACGTAATTACTATCATTATCACCCATTTTCTTCTTTTTCAAGAAATACCATTGACAGAATTCAACAAGATATACACCATAAATAAATCCTATCATTATGAACATTGTATATACGAAAGTGTATAAGAACACTGAAAGGAACTCCAATCTATTGAATGAGTTTTCAACAAGTTTGAATTTATCTTGTTTGCATTTTGTTGTGCTATTGTCTTCGTCATATATTTCATTATCAAACTTATAGTCTATGTAATTGTTGAATTTGTAAAATGAAATCATTGAACCAATGATATAAAACTCAATCATTATTTTATGGAATAATATATTATTTATTAAAAATATATAATGAATACTGACGATATTTTAGATGAAATAAACTATCTCAAAAAGAAAACTATTTTACTCGAAAAAATGTTATCCAAAAATGTTAATTCAGAGGAAGCTATTGAATCAAATATTCAAGAAACAACTACTCATAATAAACCAAATATATCAATCCAAAAGCGAACTATTTGTTAAATACCTTAAGTGTCCATAAAACAAGCAAAACGCTTGCAGGATACATGCATTTAATGAACATTTCTTTGTTGCTTGTGAAATCATTGTTTGTCAAATACTCTTTAATTAAATCACTAAAGACAAAATGCATGCTGATAGCAAATAATACAGAAAGAGAAATGTTTAATAGTTTCATCACATCTTTTTTCTTTGACAAATATCTTTCAATAAGGGGTTCACCGCTGTCCTTTTTGTTCATTAATTTTTGCTTTTCCAGTTCATACTGTAATTCTTTAATAATATTATCGTTCTGTTGGAAGATTGGTGGTTGAGACATAATCGGTTCATAAGTATTAGGTTTGTGTTGCTCTTCTTGATTTGTTTTGGTAGGAGGTTCTTGTTGTATAATAGGTGGCATCATTTCTGAGGGTTGTTTTTGAACATTAGTGTTGAAATACGCTGTATCCAATTCTGTTCCAAACATTTATTATAAAATACATTAAAATAAAATATGGACATATCAAATGATTTTTTAGACAATTTTAAAGATGATGAATTACTTGCGATCAAACGTAAAGAAATTGACCCTGTGTTAAAGACAGTAAAAACTTTTTTCATTAAAAACAAGATTGTTCTCTATGGCGGAACCGCTATGAACATGTATCTACCAAAAAGCAAACAATTTTACGATAAGATGGACATTCCAGATTACGATGGATACAGTCAAGACGCCAAACCATTATCTCTCAAACTTATAGATAATCTAAAAAAACAAAAGTATAATTTTCTTTTTGTAAAACGTGCCATCCATGACGGAACATTCAAAGTCTCTTGGGAGTTTAAGGATGTTGCCGACATCACTCAAATGAATGATGTTGAATACAAAATGATTGTCAAAACTAGCATACAAAAGGATGGTTTATATCTTTGTGACATCAATTTGTTAAAATCAAATGCTTATGTTGAATTAAGTTTACCAAAAAGTGCTATGTTTAGGTGGTCAAAGGTGTTCTCACGACTCAAACTGCTAGAAGACTCTAAACCATTAAGAACAAAAACACAATTGACAAGTTTGCTTAAAAATGAACAATTACCAAATAGTTTAGAATCAATATTGTATAATTTGAATAAATATATTAAGTCTAATAGATACCCTTTGATGGGAATGAATGCTGTAGCACATTATGTATGTCATAAGGATGTTGTTAAAACACGTGATTGCTTCTTACAAGAGATATTATCTGACAATGTATATGAAACAGTGAAACACGTCAAACAAATATTGAGAACCTTTAAAGATATAGAATACACGGTATCAACATTGACCAAGACACAGTTAATTCCAAATAGTATAAATATTTCAGTGTATATTGACCAAAAAGAATATAAACTGATTTCAATATATGATGCAACAAGAAGTTGTTATGCTGTTGAGAGAGTTAAAAGTGGAAATTATATGGTTTCAATATTTTTCTTGCTTCACATCTATTATTATAAGTTGTTTATGTCAACGTCTAATAAGGACAGCAATATATATAAATGTTTAATCATAAACTTGATTAAGAATATCCGTGAGGAAAGGATTACTAAAGAATGTTATGGATATAATAAGTCTATAAGCGCTATAATGAAATCCAGATCAAAAAAGAATGTGCCTGTTGTGCTAGCCAAGCATGTTCCAACAGAAAAATAAGCAATTTGATTAAATTAAATTTATATATTTATAATAAAACAATGTTCTGTCAAAAGCAATTCTGGATGTTCTGTGTGCTTCTTATGATTATCACTTTGTTAAGTTCTTTTGGTGGCGGTATTAGATATAGAGAAAACTTCTTAGAAGAAGTTTACGATCTAAACGACATAACCAGTGAACTCAAAAATGCCGACTTCTACCCTGTTAATATTGACAGCAAAATATACGAAGAAAGCATGCCCGAAAAAATTGAAGAAGAAATTGTTTCCAAAGTACAACCTACATTACCTGTTAAGCAAGTAGTACCATCAGTTGTACCCACTGTACCCACTGTACCCACTGTACCCACTGTACCCACTGTACCCACTGTACCTGTACCTGTCTCCATACCCAACCAACCTACAGGTATTGCTCCTGAATTTGCCCCTTACAACGTTATTGAGGCTTACACAGGTGAATCCTACGCCTCATTCAAGAAGTAAATATGTCAAACGACAACATAGTATATGATATAAATATAAAAATTGTAAACATTATCAACAATGTTATTAAAAAACAAACTCCTGAACTTGTTAAAAGTTTAAGTGTAAGAGAAAACTTGAATGAAAACAGTTTAAAAAAATGTATTGAACGATTCAACGAAGATTACGATATAAGTAAGTGTGAAGGTTAGAATACCTTGTGTTTTGTAGCCAATGTGTAGACCACTTTTGATTTGTAATTATTTCTTTAAAGTTCATTTTGTTGTCATCAATGAAATGAATCACATCCACATCATCCAGTTTTGTTTCAACGAAATCGTAAATTTCCTTTTTTGGTTTAATCAATCCATCATTTGAAGAAAAACACATTTCCTCATCAAAAACATCATACATATCCATATTAGCGAACATTAGAATATTCTCACACCACTCTTTAGGTGCATTTGTGAATAATCCAAATTTGAAAGAATACTGGTTTAATTGTTGGATTTGCATTGCATCCATTATGGTCATCATATTCATTACATCATTGTAATCCATTTTAGAAAACACATACTCATTGTAATCCATAATGTTCTGCTTGTAATCTTGACTGTCAATACCAATAGCTGTGTGACCATGATTAGTATAAAAGTTTTTATTAATTACTTTTGCTTTTGCATAACTTTTATTATATTTCTTTTGAATGAATTGGATTGACTTATGAGTGATGTATTCATTAATTTTAGGATTGTTGATGACAACACCGTCAAAATCAAGTAGGATTGTAGACATAATTGAACTCTTGAGGAAAAGACTTTATATTACTATAATATAAAATGTTTAAAATAATATTAGGATTGAGTATAATATTGGTCATTGTATTATTAACTGTATTTGTTCTTTCCTTCCAACATATAACATTCAAAAAAGATACTAAAGAAGAAGCAAATGAAACTAAAGAAGAAGTAAAGGAAACTAAAGAAGATACAAATGAACCAACAGAAGAACCAAATACTACTATGACTGAAGCAAATGATATTGATCAACTTGCAACAATTTTGACACATAAAGAACCTGATGAAAAAAGATGCTGTAGTATTCAAAAGTTTGATTGTTCTAACAAATCTGTAGGATGCAAGTCAGGTATTGAGAAACGTTGTGGAGTGTTTGCTGAGAAATCTTGTGAAGAACCAATGTATGCTTGTGAAGTGTTAGGAAAGGACAAGTGTGAGTCATATCCAACAAGTGTGTATTGTCAATACGACTATCAAAATAAACAATGTGTAGGAAATACAATAAACTCTCAAGGCGGTTCAGAAATTTCTTGCAGCATTTATGATAGACTTGTAAATGATAACAAATATCCAAACATGCAATATAACTGTGAAAACAATCTTTTATCCATTTAATTTACATAAGAACAACTGGTGATGTTTTCATACATATCAAGGAATGGAATGCGTACACCATAACCTGAAATTCTGTATGACTTTCCTTTTTGTATCATTGACAAGGTTTCCGCGGCATCAAAATTTAATAACATAAACTTATTATCAACCAAATACAAAGTTCCATCTGTATCAGTAATGATGTTTAAAATTTTCTTGTTGATTCCAATCATAAACTCTTCTTTCACAGTTATAACTTTGTTAAATTTTGTCATAAAAAAGTATAAATAGAACATTGTGGCGTATATGATTGATACATATATGTAGAATTTGAAATAGTTTAAGTCAATGAACATTATTTAAGTTATAAACACATTATTAATTTATCTAAATAATGGTTTCTTTATCTATCAGAGCTTCGTTGAACAGACCCGTCTACGAAGACAGTTTATCTCATCATAGTCCTTCGTTGGTAATATGCACTGGTCCAGCTGGAACAGGAAAAACAATGATGGCGTGTAAGTATTCAATGCAACATTTGCGTGAAAATTCATATACGAAGATGGTAATAACACGTCCTAATGTGAGTATTGATGAAGACCTTGGATACCTTCCAGGAGAAATCAATCAAAAAATGTTTCCATGGTTGATTCCTATATATGACCAGTTGGAGAACTACTCTGATAAGATGACTGTTAGGAAGTTTATTAATGACGGAACGATTGAGATTGCACCATTGGGATTTTTGAGGGGTAGAACTTTTGATAATACAATCATAATTGCTGATGAAATGCAAAACTCTACTAAAAGTCAAATGTTGAATTTGTTAACACGTATTGGAAAAAATTCTAAAGTAATCATCACAGGTGATTTACAACAATGTGATTTAGATATTGATAATGGTTTGGAGGACTTTATAAACAAGTATAAGGTTAATCCAGAACATAAAGAAATAAAGTGTATTGAGTTTGATGATGAAGACATTATGAGAAGTGCTTTGGTTAAGACTATTATTAAAATATATACAAGTTAGTGGTTTACGTGAGTTATATTGAATTCTTTCATTACGACGTTTTTAGTGTAGAAAATGTAATAAAAAATTATTAAAAGAACTGGTAATACAACTGTTATCATTTTATTTACGATACAGATATTAAAATAGATAAGCTGAACAATGAAATTATAATCATTGTCAAATAAACGTCGTCACAGTTAATATATGCCCATTTAAACTTAATATAATTCAATAGTATCAGAGTTATAAAGAAGTTAATTATAACATTGATCACAAAATTTCTATATCTTAATGTTTTTTCATTTTGAAACAAGTCATACTTTTTGAGTAAGTTTGTTACAAATGTATAAATACTGCGGTTGATGATGGAACCTATACTTACAACAACCAAGAACTTATATAATATACTTGGATTGAACATGTATTTGAATCTGAATAATATATCAGAATATGGAATATCACCGTATCCTTCCTTTAACTGGAATCTTTTTTGAACAAACATGATGTCTGTGATATATGTTAAACACAAACCAAAAACAAAATCGTATATTAGAGTATTTTGTTGTTTTGGAAGAATATAACTAATAAGATATACCATAATTGAAATGATGATGTTCATTAAGGAACTTCTACGTAAGACTGTTTCATCTAAAACGACAGATCCTGTACTCTTCATTTATTTCTTTATACATTTTCTTCGTATTTGAAAGAAGGTAATAATTTTGAGTTAAATTCAACGTCATCAAGGAGGGTTCCTATGAGTGCTGATTGAGACACACTGCTAGTCAGTTGGCAATTTTGAGTGGAGCAAACAGGTACATGCTTTTGTGGAACTGACCATTTTTGATCATTCATTAATACCATATTGCTATTTACATTGGCGTATGATTTAGACATATCACAATGGTATTTGAGTCTATCCATATTTCTTTTGGTTTGGCGGTCGGAGAGTAACGTTTCCTCGCTTAACTTTTGATATTGTTTATAAAACTCACATGTGTCAACATTTTCAGGCAATCCTTCGTCCTTGTTCAATTTTTCTTGTATCAAACTAATGTATTCTTTTGAAGTTTCTTTTGTATCATTAATCAATGTAGCGGTAGTTTTATTTATCTCAGGTCTTGAAATCTTGAATTCAACATTCATACTCTTATTAATCACGTTAACACCTTCTTCATCTTCTGAAACATTACCTTTGACGCTGTCAGTATCTTTTGAGTTTTTTTCAATCTCCAAATATTCACTATATTCGGGTGTCTTCTTGTAGTAGGATGTGAACGCTTCCTTATTCTTTTTGAAACCTCTAAACTTGTTTACCAAATAGTCTATGAATACAGGGTCTCTTTGTTCTTCAACTTTAGGAGTCAATTCATTTAAAATATTAACAACATCGGTATAATCTTGAACATCATTACTTGCTGGAGCACCGTGGAACCCAGACATATCAGCAATATCTTTGTATCTCTTATATTCCATTGTTTCTTTTATCTTTTCACCAACTTTATCAATATTGGTTTTTTTAGTTTTGATTTGGTCAAATTCATAATTAAGTTCGTCTTCGGAAGGGTCTCTGTCCAATAGCTCATTATATTTGTCAATTATAGAAAAGTATAACTTTTTGTCATCTTCACTCAATTCCATAAGATAGGAATCTGTTTCAATAAATGACTCAACAATTGCTTTAGTTGCCTTACTTTGTTTCATATTGTAAACTGATAAAAGAAGCATCGCAATAATTAAAAAAATAACAATTACAATAACCATTTTTTTATTTAATTTAATAATATATTATATACAATTTTTGTGTTTTCTAAATATTTATGTATAAAACTTGGTATTAATACCCATACTTTGAATCTCTTGGAACAACAGCTTACTCGCAAACGGAATCCTTATCTCTGCAAAGTTAGTCTTATTATTACACAAATTACAAATGTAAATGTTTTGATTAGGATTCACATTCGCAATGTTTCCACACTTCTTGCAAGTGAAAATACGATAATTGTCAGAACAATCAATAAACCTTTCCTTCAAGAAGTTCATCGTCCCATGTCCCCAATTACATTCAACCTCCATCTCTCCCAATCGTAGGCCACCATCTCTCGCCCTTCCTTCTGCTGGTTGGCGTGTCAGCAATACCACCGGTCCATTGCTATTACGTGAATGAATCTTATCACAAACCATATGCTTTAATCGTTGGTAATAGGTAGGACCCACAAATATAGAGGTCTTCATCTGTTCTCCTGTTCGACTATTATACATCAACTGGTTTCCATGAGGTTCAAGCTTACACTCGTTCCCTAATATATTGCATATGTCATTCACACCAACACTGGTAAATGGTGTGGCGTTACCAACTGTTCCTAAACTAGCACACGCCTTACCCATAATGGTCTCAATCAATTGAGCAATTGTCATACGACTTGGAATGGCATGTGGATTGATAATAATATCTGGAACAAGACCTTCTTTAGTGTAGGGTAAGTCCTCCTGATTGTACATTACACCAATACTTCCTTTCTGAGCGTGATTACTGCTCAATTTATCACCAATCGTAGGCTCCCTAAAGTTCCTAATCTTTATCTTACAGAAACTGTATCCATCTGCACTTGTGTTCTTAAAGTATTTGTCATTTGTACATGACATGTCAATATATCCTATCTCATTATTTTTCATCGTGATACTATTATCCTTGTGAAAGAAACTTGTTGATGTCTTTTGTGGCATACACTTTCCAATCAATACATCACCAGCCTCAACAAAAGTGTTCTCCGATACAAATCCATCTTCATCTATCTTGTTGTAGTTTTGAGGTTTGTTGACAAATGATTCCATGTTCTTTGGATTACAAAATATCTCCTCCTCTCCTGTTGACAAATTCTTATTACACTGTTCCTTCAATGTTCTGTAAAATGTAGAAGTGAATAGACCCCTTTGAACACTGGAACGATTCAATATAATGGAATCTTCCTGATTGTATCCGGTGTATGTAGCAATCGCCACAATAACATTAGTTCCACATGGCATATTGCTCAAGTTCAATAAAGTTGACATGTTCGTCTTGACAAGTGGTTGCTGAGGATAATTAAGCACATGAGATAAGGTGTCCAACCTTGTCTTAAAGTTAGTAGCATACAAACCAATGGCTTGCTTACCCATTGCTGATTGATAAGTGTTCCTTGGTGCTTGGTTGTGATTAGAGAATGGAATATTACTCGCCAATACACCCAAGATCAAAGAAGGATGGATCTCCATATGAGTGTATCGCAACTGAAGTCGCTCACCTTTGTTCCCCTTCTTCAAATCACTCAAAACGCTTGCAATCATTAGAGTGTTATTCTCTTCCACATCCACATACTCAATGATGGATTCAAACTTACTAGAATCATCCTTTGTGTTCAATGTTATATCAGCAATCATATTCTTCCAACTCAATTCCTTGTTCTTCAATGCTAAAACATATTTTTTGTCAAATAACAACTTGTTGTTGTCAGGATTAACAATGTAGATAGGTCGCACACAACGCCCTGCCTCTGTTGATATGTTAATCATATTCTTTGATATGTCCCAACTGATACTTGTATATATGTTGATGATTCCCCTTCGTTTATATCCAAGCAATCGTTGATACAACTCCTTAGGTGTTTTGTGAATTCCAACAATATTTCCATTCAAAAATATCCAAGTATTCTTATTATATTCCTCAATGTTATCCATTCCAATATGAATCACACCAAAGTCATTCAAATATGTATAAATGCTTCTGGAATCACTTGCAATGGTAATGGTGGACATTATGGAAATGTTCTTCACCAATCCAACACTGCTCCCTTCCGGTGTTTCAGAAGGACATATAATACCCCATTGTGTGTTATGCAACTTACGAGGTTGAATCAATTTACCTGACTTCTCCATTGGTGTATTGACCCTTCGTAAATGTGAAATAGTTGCATTATAAGTGAGACGATTCAACACCTGTGCAACACCTTGTTTAGCATTCGTATTTTTAATACCCCAATTACCTGTAGCCAAACCATACTTCAATCCAGACTCAATGGTAGATGGTTTCACAATCTTATAAATGTTGCTCTTATTTATTAAATTTACCAAATCATTAGTGACCTTCCAACTCCCATTGTTAAGTTCCTTATAAATCATATTTTTCACATCCTTTACCACCTTTCCATAATACTGACGGAACAGATTAGCAACCATGATCCCTGGTGTATCAACCCTCTTGTTAAGATAACTGTCACGGTCATCCATAGGGTAAATTCCCAAGAAACACTTCATCAACTTATTCACCATGTATCCAAGGTATAGCGCCTTCTTAAACCTGTCATCACCGACATGTGGAAGAAAGTCATTTTTCAAGATATCCAAAATTATGTTAATACGTTTAGATTTGTTTAGCATTATCTCCTTTGGAAAACCACTTATGTTCAAGAACTTTTGAAGATAATCCAATGCTGACAAACGTGTCAAAACAGTATTACTATCCTCAATAGAACCCTTCAAGTTATCCATAAGAATCTTATTATAAGGGTCATTAATATCATACACACACAACTTCATAATATCACGGTCAGACTCAAATCCTAATGCACGAAACAATATGAACACCGGTACATCAATACGAATGTGATGAATGTTCATCCTAATGTAATGACCAAATTGTGTCTGTTTGGATGACAACTTTAATGATGTTAGTTTTGGAGGACCAAATACATTATCAGGAACAGAACGAATCTCTGCAATATGTGAATATTGAGACAACTTATTATCCAGAAAAACATATGTCTTGTTCTCAGCAATCCTGTCATGACTAATCACCACCTTCTCATTACCGTTAATAATAAAGTATCCACCGTAATCATACTTACACTCTTGAGAGTTAATCTTAAAGAATGGATTCTCAAGAATACAATAGTTTGAACCTACCATAATCGGAACCTTGCCAATATTCACATTTCTCATTATCTTCTTACACTCTTTTTTTTGATTTTCATTGTCATACCACTTAATATGAATGTTAAACTCAACATACACATTTGATGAATAACTGAAGTTCCTTTGACGTGCATCAGTTGGTGTCATAATACGGGTGCTTCCATCCTTCTCATAGACAACAGGACGGGTCATCACCGGCTTCGACACATTGATACTGATGGTGTACTTGAAATCATCCAACTCAGGTATATACTTATGATGAATCAACAAATCATTAAAACCCTCAATAATCTGCTCCAACTTGTTCAACACAAAGTCATTATAAGATTCCACCTGATGCTTAATTAAGCACTTGCTCTGTGATTCATCAAAATACGATTGAATCACATCCCATGTGTACTTCTCAAACTCCAATGAAGACAAATCTAAATCACACTGAACCATTGTACTATTACAGTTTCTTAATAACACTCTTTTAAAGTTATAATTATAAAAATATAGTTAAAGATAAAATCAATTTTTAAATATATAGACGACAATCCTTAAATAATTAAAAATGATTTATGACGATTACGTTCAATACACGGATAAGTATAAGAATGTATATGGTGAAAAAACAGTTGTTTTCATTGAAATAGGTTCATTCTTTGAGTTGTATGGTGTTAATAATGATAAGGAGGTATCAGGTGCCAATATGGTTGAGATGAGTAATTTGTTAAATATTCAGGTGTCACGCAAGAACAAATCTATTTTGGAGAATTCAAGGGACAATCCACTTATGGCTGGATTTCCAAGTTATGCGCTGAAGAAGTTTGTTGACATTTTGATAAATAACAAATATACAAATGTAATCATTGAGCAAGTAACGCCACCACCAAATCCTAAACGTGATGTCACACAAATCATAAGTCCTTCCACATATATTGAGAACCTAACATCTACGAATCCAATACATTAATGGTATTATACATTGAACAAATTGAAAATTGGAAGACGAAACATATTTCTTATGGTTTGGGTGTGAGTACAGTGGATCTATCCACAAGCAAGACAACCACTTTTGAGACATTGATTGGAAAACATTCATTGAACGAGGAGATTGTGCGTTTGTGTCTCTTCCACAATCCAAAAGAGTTGGTATATGTTCGAGGACAAATATTGAGGTGTTTGTTCCAAGCAACATCTACTATCATGACAAGATGAATCAATTGCATGACCAATATGAAAACAACATTATCAAATACTGTTTTGAACAAAATATTTACGGATAGGGGGTTTTTGGAACCGATTGAGTATTTGAACATGGAGAGGAAGAGTATCGCATTGATATCTTTTGTATATATGTTGGATTTTGTTTACCATCATAATGAAAAGTTATTGAAGAACATTACAAAACCTAAGATAGAACAGTATGATGACAATATGATATTGACGAATAATGCTCTTTATCAGTTGGACATTGTTGGAAGAAGTAATTGTTTGTTGGACATATTGAATAATTGTGCAACTTCGATGGGTAAGCGTTATTTTCATCAAATGTTGACTAATCCTACAAAGAATGTTTCCATTTTAAACATAATGTATAATACTGTTTCATTTTATATGAAGAATAACTTGTATATCAATGTTAGGGTTGTTTTGAAGCAAATAATGGATATCGAGCGTATTATTAGGAAGACACAGATTCAACCGTTTCAATTCATAAATGTATATACTTCTTTGATTGAATCTCAAAAATTGTATAAAATGGTAAAGAAGCAGAGTGTTTTAGATGATATAATTGATGATATTGAGAATGTGTTGGACACAGATAAAGCATCCAAATACAATTTGAACAATTTGGAGGAGAGTATTTTCAGGTCAGGGGTTTATAAAGAAATTGATGACTTGCAGATACAGTTAGATACAATTGAAGAGTTTTTTGATTCAGTGGGATCTAAATTGAAGGATTTTGTCAAGATGGAAAAGAATGAGAAGGAAGGGGTTGTCATTACAACAACATCAAAGAAGTTTAATGAACTACAGAAGCTATTCAAAGGATATTCATGCATGAAGCATCGACAGAATCATGTGCGTGTGTATAACGATACAATTGAGAGGAACAATATGGAATACATTCGTTTGAGGAATACAATGAAGACACTGGTTGCGGAGTTTTTTGTCAAATATGTGAATTGCTTTTTGGACAAATATATGAATAAGTTGGAGACACACATTCACTTCTTGGAGAAAATGGATTATCATTCCACTAATGCGTACAATGCCATTAAGTTTGGATACACACGCCCTTCCATCACAAAGGATTACTGTCACATTGATTGTAAGCAAATACGCCATCCAATCATTGAACATGTCCAAAAGGATACAAAGTATATTCCTAATGACATATGCATTGATAATGATACACGTGGAATGATATTGTATGGTATTAATGCGGCTGGAAAGAGTAGTTTGATGAAATCATTGGGTATAGCGGTGATAATGGCTCAGTGTGGAATGTTTGTTCCAGCCAAAACATTCAATTATTTCCCTTATAATGATGTACATACACGTATATTGAGTAATGACAATTTGTATAAAAAGCAATCTACATTTACTGTGGAGATGAGTGAGATGAGGAACATATTGAACAATTCAAATGAATGTAGTTTGGTGATTGGTGATGAGTTGTGTTCTGGAACTGAATCCATATCTGCCATATCATTGGTGACAGCAGGGGTAATGCATCTTTCAAAGAATAACACATCATTCATCTTTGCAACACATTTGCATGAATTGAATAATATGGATGAGATACGTAATTTGAATAATGTCAAGATAAAGCATCTTAGCGTGAAGTATGATAATGATGATAAATGTATAATATATGATAGGTTGTTAAAGGATGGTGCTGGTGATACGTTATATGGGTTGGAAGTCTGTAAGTCATTGGATCTTGCACCGGACTTCATGCTTTGTGCCAACAAAATAAGAAAGAAATTGTTGAATATGTCGGAATCTATCGTTCATAATACTAAGTCAGTGTATAACAGTAGGGTATACAAGGACAGTTGTTTTATATGTCAAAAGAATGCTGTTGATGTTCATCATATAGAGCATCAACATAATGCTGACGAGAATGACATGATTGAACATTTTCATAAAAACAGTGCCTTTAATTTGGTGCCTCTATGCAAGGATTGTCATAAGAATGCTCATAACGGAACACTTGAGATAGAAGGTTATGTCGATACGAGCAAAGGAAAAAAACTACAATTTTGTAAAAAATAAATAGTTAGTTAGATTCTATAAACTTGATTTCATCATCTGTTATATTGAATTTAGTATATACATCATCATAATATTCACAATATGGAAATCTTTGAAGAATCCGTATGTTATTAAAGTTTCCATATCTACAAATATCGTTCATAAACTTATATAACGGGTGTTTTAGAACTTCATTTATTTTTTTCGCTTCTTTTTCTGTTTCACAACGAATGAAAGCTATTGACTGAGTCATACCACAGTCATCAACAAATGTATTATAGTATGACGTAGTTGATATAAAAACTTTATAACCATTTTGATACTTATGTGCTTTTGAACACCAAACAGATTGTTTAGGTGTATGGATTAATTTATATTTGTATTCATCATCTTCAGTATTTTGTATTAAATGTTTTTTTGTGTGTTTATGTAAGTAGCTACTTGTTTCAACTTTAAACTTATTATTATCTTCATCAATAAACTTATGAACAATAGATTGTATTTTACTATTATAATAAAGTGGTATAAACGGTCTTCTTCCAAATTCCTTCAATTTCTATGTCTTTGTAAAATGGTGTATTTTCAATAAGAAACCATACAAATGACGAACCAACTTTATTAAAGTACTTCTTGACTACATGAATGTTTATGTAATGAATTTGTAAACTTGTTAGTTTCATTATCAAAATGTTTCTATCAACAATAGACATCCAATTGTCTGGAGTAATGTATAACAGAAACCCTTTTGGTTTAAGAATGTCTAAAGACTTTGAAATAAATGAACCAATCATGTTGTGATTTTTTGATGCGCGTTTTCCATTGGGTAATAACTTGGCATAAGGTGGATTTGCAACAATTAAATCAAACTTTCTTATTGTTTCAAACGTAGTAAAGTCATCTTTAGATACATTCATATTTTTGAAATTAAAAACTTCATTCATGATAGATAATCGATCTTCGTTTATATCGTTGAAGTATAAAATATTTTTAAGAATGAATTCTTTTGAATGATATTGTCTTAACTTTTTATATATAACAATTGAAAAATTACCACATCCACAGCATGGATCTAATATGGTAATATCGTTTCTTTTCCAAAATGTTTCGGGTATTTTTTCAATCATTTCTTCAACACAAGATATTGGTGTTGGTTCATCATTTGATGTTCTAATTAAGTTTTATCTTTGTTTAGAACATCATCATGTTTCTTTAAAGTTGAAAAATCATTATCTACTTCAATTGATTTCATATTTATAAGTTTATAACATGTAAGTTATAAACAAAAATTCAATTTTTATTACAATAAATAAAATGCTTTTATACATATTGCCTAATCAACTATTTGAAATAAAACATATTCCAAAAGGTATATCAGAGATTATTTTATGGGAGCATCCATCTTTTTTCACAAAGTATAATTTCAACAAAAAGAAATTAATATTGCATCGCGCATCCATGCAATGTTACTATAATGAATTGATGAAATCATTAAAAAATGTAGAATGTAGATATGTAAATTTTAATGAAAAACATAAAAAGATTGATAACGCGTATTACTTTGACCCGATTAATGATATTGAAGACTTTCCAAAAAATAAATACATGATGGAATCTCCGAATTTCTTTTTGACAAAAGACGATTATGAGAACATATATAATAACAAAAAGTCAAAATCCATATCATTCACAAGATATTTCTATCCAAGGTGTAAGAGCATAGTTCAGTTTTTGGTGAACACAGATTCTAAAGATTCATCAAATCGCAAACCATATAGCAAAACATTACATTTTAACAAATTACCAAAGCTCAATGACGAAGATATTATACTTAGAAAAGCAATTAAATACGTTAATATACATTTTCATACAAATGTTGGAAATCTAGAAAATTTCAATTACCCTATATCACGTCATCAAGCAAAGAAGTTTTTGAATCATTTTATTAAAAGGAATTTGTTTCACTTTGGAAATTTCCAAGATGCATTTAATACAGACCATGACAATATGTATCATTCAATATTGTCATCTTCTTTGAACATTGGTTTATTGAATCCTACAGATATAGTTTCCGCGTTGAGAAGAGTTGACAGGAAAGTAATTCCTATGAACAGTTTGGAAGGATATTTTAGACAATTGTGTTGGCGTGAGTTCCAAAGATATTGTTATATATATTACAAGACACTAACTACTAAGAGTTATTTTAAATTAAAGAAACGCATGGGTAAGGAGTGGTATTCTGGGACAACAAACATTTTACCTGTTGATATGTGTATTAAAAAGGCATTTGATACAGGGTATCTACATCATATAGAACGTTTGATGATAATGGGAAATGCTATGTTATTGAATGGAATACAACCTAATGATGGACATAGATGGTTTATGGAGTTTGCTATTGATAGTTACGAATGGGTGATGCTTCAAAATGTATATGATATGGTATTTTTCTGTGGTGGTGGTTTGACTTCATACAAACCATACATAACGTCAAGTAATTATATATTGAAGATGTCAAATTATTCAAATGACAAGAATGATTGGGTAAGTAACTGGAATTCCAAATACGAAAGTTTTTTGGAAACAAATTTGGATAAATTGTATAAATATAGATATCACTTTCCAACACTGAGAAAGAAATAGGTAATAAAAAGATTTAAAAAGAGATACATCATTATTAGATAATAACAATAATGAACATTGGAGATTTGCATGATATAGCTAAATTATTAGAGTCCAGTCCATCAAATAGTAAGAAACGTTTTTTATATAAGAAGATGTTCAAGGATGTTGAAAATTTAATAAGCAAGTATGAGTATATGTATAATAAGTATATTATTAAAAACAAATCCATTAGTTCGTTAAAAATAGAAAAAGAAAGAGACATTGCAATTGTTCAAAATTCAATTAATGTATTTTTTCCATATATACTTGCATATAATATTGCACAGATGACAGAATCATAATGAGTTGACCGCCTTGAAAACTTTCAGAAAGAAGTGTTCATAATGATATATGGGTTTAGCTGCCATTAATACATTGTGATCTAAAATGGATAATTCACTTATACAATATGTTAATATGTTTGGTGATTTGGAGTACTTCTTCTCAAGACATGCAAGCAATCCTTTCAAAATGAATTTATGTTGTAAGTTATAAACAATTAGTTTATAGAAAACTTCTCTAACTTTTGATACAAATACGCTAACATTTTTTGTTTTTTTGATTGAATTGATTAAATTGGTAAATTCAACTTCGACAACATTAAGATATATACCAGTATGTAAATGTAGAACACTTGAATATAAATCTTTCTTTTGTTTGACAATATCTTTTAATAACGCTGTATCTGTTATTCCTTGGTCTTTACTGTATAACTTTAATATTTCATCAAGTTTGTAAAGTGGAAGACGTTTAATAAATATTCTACTTTGTAATCTGTTAATGATTTTTGATAACACAGTAGTTGTACAAATAACTGTGTTTTGTTTTTGAGAGTCAATGATTGAAGATAATATTGATTGTTGGTGTTTGTTCAATACATGAATATTTTTGACAATGATGTAGAGTTTTTTTTCAAACAGAACTTTGTTATGGGAAACAGAATCCATATATTCAACAAAATCTGAAAACTGTGATAGTAATGAAACCATATCAAATATACAGAATTGCGGATTGTATTCAAATGTTATATCATTGTATGTTGTTTTTGAGATGGTTTGTATGGATGATAATGACAATTTCAGATTTGATAATATATAACAGTCGAGTAGAAAACTATCATAACTGTAAAGTAGTAAATGTATATCATGAAATATGGAATTATCTATTTTGTAATATTTGTGAAATGAATCCTTGAAATCGTTTAAAAAAATCGTCTCCATTGTATTTAATTGCTATGAATAAGACAAATTTTGACCTGTTGGAGATTGACGAGAACTGTAGTATTGATGAAATCAAGAAAGCTTATAGAAGATTATGTTTAAAGCATCATCCAGATAAGACGAAGAATCAGGACAGTGAACACTTTTTAAGGATTACGAAGGCGTATGAGGATGTTATTAAAGCGAAAGAAACAAATATCAAATTTTTTATTATGTTTGTATATTTTATTAATAATTTTGGCAAGGATCATAATGTGGTAATTAATTTGAAACTACGAATTGATGATATATACAACAATGCTATAAAGAAGATTTATTATAAGCGTGTTGAGGAGAATCTTGAAAAAAAGAGTCAAATGTTTTATCTTGAATTATGTGGTTGGAAAGAGCAGTATGTAATCGATGGGTATGGAGACTTCAATATAATGACAAAAAAGTATGGAGACTTGGTAATTAATATTGAGTTGTCTTATGAAAACTACACACACCTACATATAAACAAAATAGTTAATTTGTATGATGTGTATACTGAGATTGAAATTAACTTGTATGAATACTATTACGGTGTGAAGAGGACAATGACATATTTTAATAATGAGCAAATACAACTTAACTTTTTACCATATAAGGATGGTGAAACACAGATGATTGAAGGTAAAGGACTTATGAACGATGATGATGAGCGTGCGAATCTGTATATTTTCTACAAAGTTAATCTTCAATGTTGTGATATAACAGATATGAATAAAACAACAATTAAAAATATTTTTAACAAATAAACTATATGGGTTATTTACTACCAAGATATGTATTTGATGATTTGAACAATATATTCCAGTATGAAATTCAAATACATAAAATGGTATTTATGATTGAAACCCGTTCAAGTAAAAAAAATAATAATATAATTGAAGTTGCTTTGTTTAAACAAGTTGTTGGTAGAATAATGGATATGATATATACTTTAACAAAGAATAGACGGTCTGTTGTAAATATTAGATATTTTCATACACAAAATGAAAAGAAATTACCAAATCCAAAATGTGAAAAGAAATTAACTAGCGAGCATGTGAATAGTGGATTGTGTTATACACATTCTGGTGAAAACAAAGTAAATATTATCATTCATAGAAAAGAAGAGTTTTACAAGGTTCTCACACATGAACTGTTACATTTATTTGATGTAATTCCTTATGAAAAAGGCGTGCAAGATATGTATGAAAAAGAATACCCAATGCTTCCATACATTAATGCAAACGAGGCTTATGTTGAACTTAATGCACTCTTACTATACACTAAAATATTGAGTGATATATGTAAAGTTCCATTTATGACACTTTTGGCAAGAGAACATAGATGGTCAAATATGCAGATGAACAAATTGTTTAAATATTTTAATATTTCATCTTTAGAGGATTATGGAAAATGGAATGAAACCACATCCGCATTTTCATATTATATCATCAAAACATTTTTATTAAATAATTTACTGAAAGATATAGAACTTGTTAAGAATGTGAAATACTTTAATTTTGATTATGTTGACCGTAATAGCTTACGAATGACCATAAATGATATAGAATATTCAAACTTACTTAAGGATTTAACATAAGTGTAATACATAAACAATATATAATACAAAATGGCAAAGACTTCATCAACAACCAAGCAATCAACTGCGGTAAATGCTGTTGAAAAACCAATTGTTGAACCGGTTGTTGAAAAAACAACAGATGTTGTAGAAGATGAAACAGTAGTTGAAGAGGAAAACAACCCTGTGAGTGTGTATGTTTGCAAACTTAACAACTATGTTGACCGCATTTCATCAATGAACAAGGAACTTAAGGATTTGGTAAATGTTGGTAAGAGTCTTGAGAAGGATTTTAACAACATTGTAAAGGTTATGTCCAAGAAGAACAAGAAAACGTCTAGTGAGAAGCGTCATCCCAGTGGTTTTGCTGTTCCTTATAAGCTTAGTGATGAACTGTATGAATTCTTGAACATTAACAAGGGCGAGAAGGTTCCGCGCAATGATGTTACGCGTATGATTAACGAATATATTAAGACCAATGATCTTCGTGATACCAAGGATAAGCGTATCATCACACCAAATGCTGTCCTTCACAAGATTTTTAATAGTTCTCCAAGTGATGCTATTACATATTTCAATCTTCAATCTTTCATCAAGCACCATTTCATTAAAGAAAAAGTGTAATTTTCATAATATTAGTTTAAACGTTTTTTTTCTATTACAATAATATATGCAAGATTGATGAGTTTTACTAAAAGAAATTCAGATGAGCGTAAGAAACCCTGTACATCAGTGTCAGTAGGCATGGAGGGGTCTTCACCAAGGCGAACAACATTTGATGATGTTGTTCAAAAAACATTATCTGAATTAATATATGACTCATTGGATGGCACTATATATGATGTATCACAGGTTGTGTTTCATTTGTATAAAGATATATATAAGGTTGCTTCATTAAAAACAAAGTTATGGTATGTTTTTGATGGATTGAAGTGGATACAATCTGAATTGGGTCCATATTACGAACTTTCTGAGAACGTTGTTGAAATCTTCCAAATCTTCTTAAACGAAGAAATTGAGAAGAAGGCTTTGATATCAGGTCAATTGACAGTGTATGAATCAAATGAAGAGTGTACAGAACATGAACGTTCCGTTTTGAAGAATTCATTAAAAAAGATTGATAAAACTATAACTAAAACGGAAAAGATAATTTCAAAATTAAAAAATGTAAATTCAAAGGAGGCTATTTGTAAAGAATGCTTGTATCTATTCTACGATACAGAATTTCTTACAAATCTTGATACTAACAAGAACTTGATATGTTTTCAAAATGGTATATTAGATCTGGAACAAAATGTATTGAGAACCGGATACCATACTGACAACATAAGTATCCTTGTAAACGCTACTTTTGAGAGACCTAAAACTAAAAAAGCAAAGCAGGAACTAGCAATGTTATTGGAGGAGTTCAACGAGTTTCGTGATAATATAACACAAAAAAGACAAAATGAACTAATTTTCAAAGTAAAATAAAAAATTGATTTATTTTATTTAAGGATAATCACATATATCTTACATATACAATAACATCAATCACTATGAACTCTATCATTGTCCCCTCTGAGTTTGACATCAACAAGCTGACATATGGCGAAATCAAGCGTATGGATAATGGTGGAAAGATGGTTTCCATTGGATACAACAAGCAACCTCTGGTAATCCAGACTTGTGAATGCTATGCACCTTTTGGACTTCAATGTTATCAAAACGATGATGGTAAGGCACCATCATATGCTTTGGACTTGTCATTCAAGGATATGGATAAGAGGAAGCCTTTGAAGCAACTTCATGATGTATTCACACAGTTGGATGCTAAGAACATTGAGGTTGGTATGGAGAATGCTATGACTTGGTTGTCTCAAAAGAAGGCACCTAAATCTACAGATGTTATTGAGGCGCTTTATACACCAATTGTTAAGGTTGCTAATGATGAGAAGTATCCTAGCACTTTTAAGTTCAAGCTTCCTTATCGTAATGGTGGGTTTGCTTGTGATGTGTATGACAAGAACCATAACATTATTGACCTTTCAAAGATGGAGGATAATAAGACAAAGGGAGCTAAATGTACTGCACTTCTTCAATGCACAGGAATCTGGGTTGCTGCATCTAAGTTTGGAATGTCTTGGAAGTGTATCCAACTGAAGTGTTGTGTTAAGGAGAGTTTCACTGGATTCTGTATGAAGTATCTTCCTAATGATACTATTGTTGGTGAGGATATTGAGGAGGATGACGAGGAGGTGAATGTTGTGAGCAAGACAGTTAAACCAGTTGTTAAGAAGGAAGAACCCGACGAGGACAAGGATGAAGATGATGATGAGGACGATGATGATGACGAGGATGACGATGAGGATGATGACGACCCTACACCGGTTGTTGTCAGCAAAAAAAAGAAGTAGATTAATAAATGACAACTAAAATGAACATTGATGTGACTGAGGTGGCAAAGTATATATTTAAGATAAATACAGATAAAGAGATATTTTTGAATGTAAATAGTATTAAGACAAGTAGGGACTTGTTTTTTTTTCTTTTTGATATTTTCTGCAAAGGGTTGATAATACTTTATGGAGAAGACAATAAAATGAGATTGAATGATTTACACCCTGAACAGTTTGAGGTGATAAAGGATAAACTGAAGTATGCGCACATAAAGTTAAATATGGAGATGTATGATAAGGACACGGCTATATTGTTGGATTTATTACCAGATGACGATAGTTATGATGAAAAAAAGATAATACAGAAGAGTATTGATGATATTATGTTAATGACAGAAAATGAAGAATTAAGTTCCTATATATTTAAGTTGTATATGAATGATAATTTATTTTGTATAAACTTCGATGTCATCCATTGAGTTAATGTTTATGTATTTTACTTCTTTGAATGAACTTGATCTAATTGTATATGTTTTATCTATTTTACTATTAGTAGATAGTATATTTGTTGATACTAATTCATTGAACAATAATTCATTATCTTCAATAGCAACATTTTCTTGGAAGAATATTTCAAGATGTGTTTTTTCTTTTATGGATGTAATCTTTTCATATACATTCTTTAATTTTTCTATGTCATCGATGTGTTCTATAAACACAACATAACCAGAACCTTGATAAAACATGTCTTTATCTATATAGTCTATAGGTAAAATAGTTTTTTTGTCAAATTGGTTAAAAATTTCTCTATACGTATTCAAACGTTCTTCATTTTTCGGAGAGAAAGTTTCCAATATTGGTTTACATTGTTCGATGTACTCTTCTCTGTTAAAATGTAGTCTTGTATGCTGTATAATATCCACAGCTTTCATCAATTCAAAATTGTCAAAGAACATTCCATTTTGTTCAAAAGGTTTACAATTATGAACGATAGGAAATCCCAAGTAGAACATTTCCAGATGGAGAAAGTTTAAGTTATTTAACAAGTTGTAGCTGACAACAATGTTCATGTAAGGGTTATTCTTCTGGATGACGTCCATTATGTAGGGCATAATTATTCTACCATATGATTCAATTTTATTATCCAAGTAAATATCCAAATTCTTCAAGAACCCAATATTTGTTGGATTTACTACAATGTCTCCACAGAATACATATACCTTATTAACAGTTTCTTTATTTCTCTTATAATATTCATCACATATCAAAAGTGGAACCAAAGCGTTCTTATGGATACTCATGTTTGGTTCAAATATTAAGAGATTAACCTTTGAGTTATCAGGTTTTACTAACTTTTGATGAATATTATTCTTTTCAACATACTCTTTTACAATATCTACATCCCACACATAAGGTGTTATTTTTGTATCACAATCAGAAAGCATACGAACATAATCTAAAGAGTAATCGTACATCTCCAATACCCAATTTTGTGTAATATAAGATTGCTTGTAATTTTTAATGATTTTATGTGTTTTAAAAACAAACTCTTCCTGATGAAGAATAAAGACATTACCGCATATCAAGTTAATAATGTTAATATTGTATGACATTAAATTATCTATATATACCTGGTTCGTCTCTGGAAGTAAAACCAAAGAACCTAGAATTATACAATTGAAACTAGAAAAATTAAATTTCTCATCAGTAAAGACGATTGGTTCACTCGTCATTTCAAAGTGTGTATAGTCAACCTCAATAGATAATAGTGAAACGTCGTAGTTTAAATTGTCAAACAGTTTTTTCAAAAAATATGTTTGTTGAATACAACCGTTGGAAAAGATGTTTTCCGGTTTTTTAATAAGAATTCCAACTTTCATTTTTATATTAAAAACAAATTAATATATATTACTTAAACTTATACTTTCAAAAATATGAATGATACATTTGATAAACTCATTGAGAAGAATCCAGTTGTGATCATCTCCAAACCATTTTGCCCACAATGTGATGTAATCAAAAACAATTTGAAAGATACAAACACTTCCTTTACTAATGTTGATGTATCCACATTAGAGGATGAATATGATATTGATGCTTTCACGTTCATAGACAATTTGAAGGAATATACAGGAGGCACTAGCTTTCCATTTTGTTTTTACGAAGGATCTTATATTAAAATGGAAGAGTTAAGAAAAAAATTGATTAAATTCAACTTTAGTGAAGACACAGAAGATTTCTAATATATCATTAAAAATGCATATAGTTTTATTGTGTGGATACAAGGGCAGTGGTAAGGACACCTTTGCAAAACACTTAGAGACACAGTATAACTATAAGCATATGAAAATATCTCAACCTCTAAAGGATTCCCTTAAACTATTGTTCAATTTCAATGATGAACAAATTGAAGGTCATCTTAAAGATGTTGTTGATGAACGATGGAGCATCACTCCTAGAGATGCTATGATATACATTGGAACTGATATTTTTCAATACAAAATCCAAGAACTTATTCCTAATATTAAGAGAAGTTTTTGGATAAATATGTTGTGCAATAAGATTGAAGACAATATTGAAAAAAATGAAAACATCGTTGTATCAGACTTGAGGTTTCAACATGAGTTGTCTCACATTCAGGATTTAAAATGCAAATATCCAACAATTAACATATCTGTTGTAAAGATTGTTAGACCCAGTTTGCAAATATATTACGATAAGTTAAACCACGAATCTGAAACCGAACATCTTAAATTCAAGTTTGACAAAATAATAGAGAATAATGATGTTATTGAAGACTACCATAAAAACATTAATACATTATCACTTGAATGAAATCAAAGTGTTTCCATTGAAAGTTGTCATATTTTTAATTGAGTTTTTGTGCAAAGAACATTTTGAAACTACCTTTAATGAATCGTTTTTAGGTAGTTTTTGTCTGTGAATCATGTCTGCCTCTACGCTTGGTAAATCCTTTTCTAAATGATGTATAATGTCATTTTCTATAGCCCACCTAAAAAAGTTCAATTGTCCAATAGTTGTTATTAGTTCACCACCATCGTAATGAAATATAATCTTATCACGGCGCCTAAAAGGGTCAAACAGTACCTTATTGAATGCCTTAAGTTGTGAACGATAATTCATAAAAACATTAAAATATTCACTATGTCCTTTTTTCTTTAGTATGTAAACAATATTGTGCTCTCTACAATAGTTAGTCACATAGTAATCTATTAATCGTAATGAAAACTTTGAATTACTCTCAATAATTTCCTTTAATACGTGAATTTTGTTATTTTTGGAATAGTAGTTTGTAAGTGAAACCAATAATAAATCATTAGGAGATATATCCGCCATAATTACAGATTAAACATACGTAGTATTTAAGTATTTTTTTGTATGATTGTTAAATAAAATATCATGTTTGATGATACATTTATCAAAAGTTTGATGACTAAAAAGAATTGTCTTGATTTTATATGTAATAGGAACGATACATATAAGATGGCAAAGCAAAAGCATAAGAATGTTTATGTTTTTTATAAAAACAATAATGTCATTATTTTGGACAAAAGGAATAGATATCCAAATGTCTATAGTAGTTTGGATAGTGCTTCCAAAAAATTAATTGTTTAATCACAACCATTAATCTCAAGAGCCTTTCTGTTAAAGTCGGGTTCAATGGTGCTTTGCATCCAAGGTGATACCTTCACTTGGGGGTTAGGCATTTCGGATCTAATTTGCATGTTGGCATTTCTTAATGTGGAACCAACAGAGTTAATACCTACATGGTAACCAGCTGTAAGGAAGTTTTGGTTTTGGACATCACCTTGACCAGCAGGGTTCACTTGAGCCCATTCGGAGTTGGCAGAATCCTTGGGAAGAAGGTCTTCTGGTGTAAGTTTGTCTTTAGGGAAGCAATCCTTGGGGAAGTTATCCTTCTTGGCAACAACCTCTACAGGCTTAGGCTTGCTCTCTGTCTTTGTCACCACAGGAACAGGTTCAGAAGATTCATCATCATTTTCTGTTTGTGTTAGTTCTTCGTAATCTTCAAAAGGTTCTTCGGTATTGGAAGTCTTTTTGAAATAATCATACACAAGAAAGATTAATATAACTAACGCTAATAATATGAGAATACCTTGAAATACAGATTTAGTATCCACAGCCATTATCTTTTATATTTAAAATATATTAAATATTATTTTTTTTGGAAACTTCTATAAAAATCATTCAATTACTCTCACTCAATATATTTTCACCACCAACCAAATATTCATTAATATCTGTCAAAAGATTCAGATTTTCAATTGTCTTTCCTAAATTTTCTATTCTATATAACAAATCTTCCAAATCCTTTTGTTTAATGATTATCTTTTTCTTAACATCAGATAATGTGTTTTCAAACATCTCACATATCTCATAATCTTCCAATATTTTTTCATCATCTAGTTCTTCAGAAAAATCTACATCGTTCTCAGACAAAACAATCTTACAAATCTTATATACATTCTTATTCATCACATCATCAAAATTCACAAACGATATCTCAACATCATATGATAAGTTGTTCAAAAGACTTGTAGTAAAATGCTTATTCAAAGATAAATTTATCTCAACATTATTGTTTGTCAATTGAACAGAAGAACTATAGTTTTCACCACTTCTTTCATGGTCAGATTCGTATCTTATGAAATCTCTATAATTTGATAAATGTGAAGGAATAAATACAATACCTTTATTGTATGTAGAATAAAATTTAAGATTAGTCAAAACAAACATATTTATAATTATTCACTAAATATTTCGTTTGTGTTTGACGCAAAGAAAGTATCATTATGAATTATCATAAACATATTGTATCAAATTATCCCTTAAGGATTCATGATCTATCGTAAAGTCATATGGTAAATGCTTAGGCACGAAAACATTCTTCATTACAGAATCAATTATCTTATCCACTATATGGTCAACATTACACTTATTGTCATGATACCACATTTCAAATTCTATATCCATACTGATTATCATTTAAATAATTGATAACAAATATGTTTATAAATACTCATTATGGATTTATCTTTAGATGCTTTAAGAGAATTTGTATTTGATTACAATTCCAATTTCTTTTTAGATATGTATGAGCACATGAGAGAAGAATGTGAAAGTCTAAACCTATTGACAGGCGGAGGACATGATTCAGCATCGTTTATACAAATTATATTAGACAACATGCATTTCTTTGACATTAATGATGATGAAGACGATTTAATATCTGATTGAAAAATATAATATCGCATTATAATAAATAATGTCCTTCGTTCCCAAGACAACAAAAAAAGGTGGCAGCAACTTGACAACTGATTTAGCTAATCTATCAGTTCCTTTTGGTCTTGTTTTAGCCCAAAAGAGTTTAGAAAAGTATCTCACAAAAAAGACTCCTTCTACAACAAAGAAAACTAACGATAAAACTACAAAAAGACCTACAACAGCAAGAAAGGCTACTGTATCTGGTGGTAAGAAGTCTGACGGTAAGAAATCTGACGGTAAGAAGTCTGTAGGTAATTAAAATAATTAATTTAATTCATTAATTTTATCGTGAATATGTTGTTGATATTTCATTCCCTTAAAACGTATATTATAGTAATATTTTGACAATACTCCTAAATCCTCATAATTGGTTTTAGAAATATTTCTAATAACAAAGAGCATTCTTTGATTGAAACTGTTAATGCTTTCATTATCCACTTTGTCTAAATACACCATATACTTCTTATGCCTACAGCCTGAAAGAGTCATTTTCAAATGATATATTTTATTATCTTTAATTAATAATAATATGTATATATCAAATTTTAATTCACTTTATGAATTTAAAATTACGGAATATGTTAACGAAGAATATCTTCCTTTTTTAGAAGACCTTGTTAGAATGCTAATTTTACAAATAACACTTAACTTTATGTATTTTGCAAAAGACCCCTCAAAATATCCATTCTTCTCACTTGAGTTTTTTGAGCTAGTATTATACGTATGTATGGGTGTAACAGTATACTGGTTAGTATTCAAAAGTCTAATCTCTTTTAAATAGGAAATCAAAAGTTTATAATAGTATTTTTTTAAAATTATGGATATTTATAATATTATGAATCTGTCTTTTGTAGGTCAAGATGTTTATACAGACTTAGAATTCTTCAATTCTTTCACTAACGACTATTCACAATCCATAATATATACCATCGAAAAATATACCGACAATAAAGCATGCCTACAACATATTATTCAAAAGTTAAAACAACCTACATATAACACACACATTCTCAAGTCAAGACAAACTGACCTATCTCGCATTATAGACATTTATGAAAATAATAAGGATAATGTTAATATATTGACAAAAACAATAAAGAATTGTGAAGACGATGTTCAATGGTTATTTAATCAAACCAATGACGAAATAATTGATATATTAGATATTGTATACTTCAAGTTGTATATATTTGATAAATTGAACTTCAACACAAATAGCTACTTTTTGACACTTACTAATATATACACAATTATAGGAGCACCATTGTTAGGTGTCATATCGCCAATGCTATACTTTATCATCCCTTATGTTGTTCTAGTCTATAAATTGAAATTTAAGATTCCAATCAAAGTATTTGTGAAAACAATAATACAAGCATTTATGAAAAGTTCTACCATCAAGAACCTTGTCGTTTTCCAACTCTTGACGTATGGACTGTCGTTCTTCTTATATTGTCAAAGTCTGTTAAACACTTACGATCTTGCTAAGAACACATATAAGGTGGCCACACATATCATACAAAAAGTTAATAATGTTCTGGAATATGTTGAAGCGTGTGAAGAATTGAACCATTTGTTTAAATTTAGTTCCAAAGATAATGCATCTTTATTAAACAATATTTTTGATTGTAGAAATAATAATATAAACTTTGGAAAGAAACTTGTATTTTTTAAACAATTAAACTTGGAAGAGTTGAGATCGTATCTACATGATAGTGATTCATTTTTAGGAAACCTAGCAATAGCAAGACTACAATTATCATACAATATGTGTTTTACTGATTACATTGAAATCAAAAACACATACATTGAAGCAAGAGATATGTATCATCTATCCATTGAAAACTATGTTCCAAATGATATTATTCTAAATGAACAAAATGTTATTATAACTGGACCCAACGCCGCTGGAAAATCTACATTCATCAAAGGACTCATATTAAATGTTATACTTTCTCAAACTTATGGTATTGCATGCGCTTCATCTTTCAAACTAACACCATTTTACTTCATAAATACACAAATCAATATCCCAGATGTTAAGGGTAAGCAATCACTGTTTGAAGCAGAGATGTTTAGATGCAAGAGCAACTTGGACATCATTACACAATTACCGGATGACAAGAAGGCGCTAATAGTTATGGATGAAGTTTTTAGTAGCACCAATGTTGTAGAGGGTGTAGCAGGAGCATACGGTATTCTTGAAAAGATGAGCACATACCCGAATGTATGCACAATAGTGACAACACACTTCCTTTATTTGACAAAACTTAAATCATTCAAAAAATATAAAATGAATGTTGAGTTTGAGGACGAAGATACTATAAAATATCCTTATCGTCTTGACACAGGCATATCCAAACAATTAGTAGCCATCGAATTAATTAAAAACAATTTTGATGATGACGTTATTAACACAGCTCTCACCATTAAAAATAAATTATTGGTTTAAACATAATAGTTAAAAAATATTTAAAAATGTCAAAATCAATTAAATCATCTAGTTCCATTCAAAATATCATCCTCTTGTTGTTGTTTGTTATAGGTCTATTTGTGTTGTATAGGTATGTAAAGACCGTAGAGTCTGAGACCAAAATGCTTCAGAATCATGTGATTGAATTGACAGAGAAGATTCAAACACTTTCTATGAAGAGTAATAAGCAAAAGAAGCATCTTCCAAATCAACCACCTACTCACCACATGGCTCCAACAGAATCACAAAAACAAAATGTAGATGATGATAAGGCATCCATTCAATCAGAGGATATTACAAATATGTTAAGGCGTGTTATGGGTGATGATATTCAAGAGGAAGACCGAATTATAGATGAGATTGTTCTTAATGTAAATAACGATATGTGTACACCTGAAACATGTGTGAAGATTGAGGAGATTGAGGAGATTGAGGAGATTGAAAAAGATGTAATCGATGACGACATATCAATTACTCCTCCACCTGACACAAAATCTATATTGATGAAGAAGACAAATGACGAACTTAAGAATATTCTAAAAACACAATCACTATCTACAAAGGGTTCAAAGAGTGAGTTGGTTGAGAGGATAATGAGTCAAAATAATGAATGAAAAAGGTTAAACTATTTTATTTATTAATTATAAAATATGAATAATACTTGTACTGGATGTAATAAACCCATGACACAACAATCTCAACAATCCAAGGTTCAAAAGGCAAACAAAATTAACGAATGCATGTTCAAGATGCAAGATGGTCGCTCTTTTACAGATTACCGTCCAAGATGCACCATTCAATATCAAATGAAAAATGAACAAATGCAAAACAGTTATGATAGCCGCATGTTTCTTATTAACAATGCTGAACAAATGATGAAGGCAAATCAAGAAATTGTTCAAGAAAATAACAAATGTCTGAATTGTCAAGATAAGATGAATGACGAGAACAACACTTTCCTTCCTGAGAGAAACATGATGAAATGTGATGCTCAATTATGCAACTTTATGGCTGATGTAAACCCAAAGGGTCTTGGAACAGGACGTATATACAATTAAATGAATTGTATAAATAATGTATATATAGTTTAAAATAAATGAATAAAACATTTGAAACCATTTATTATAAAGGTAATGTATCTTTCAATGACACACATATTGTCATTGACTGTGAAATAACTGATGAGTTAACACACGACACTATTTCTTTCGTAGCCCCTGCACCTGCTGAAAGCATGAATAGTTTCACAGGTAGTGGCTTACCTTGGGCTAATAAAGAACAAGCATTTCAAAACACTCCAAACAAGGGTGGTGTGAAATTGAATAAAAACAGATTTGTTATTAAGATGTTAAGACCAAACTCATACTATATTGATTTTGACAAACTACAATTACCATTTATTGAAATATATTATAACAAAACTAAAATGTTTAAGATTGATTTGTCTTTTGAAAAGATTGCTCATAGGTCATTACAACACCCTCAATTGAGAAAAATGGAAAAGCAAGACTTCTATAATCGCAAATTACCAATTCGTTCTCAAGAACAAATATTAAGGGATTCAGAATACAATAGTTTGAATGAACCTAAAGACTTTTGGGGTTTAAAACCACCCTGTTAAAAGGTCTGAAAATTTCCATGTATTTATTTCCTCGGCTACGGCTTCTTCTTTATGTTTATTTAACAAATGCTGATAAACGTCAGGCTTTTGTATATCATCATAACTTAAATCAATAAAATCTTGAGACAGACCTGTATTGGCAGATGTATTAGCTGTTGTATTAGTTGTTGGTAAATCGGGTTTACCTAATGTAGGTGTTTCAGTATTTTTTTCGGAAGCTAGAAGTTCGTTATACATTGCGTTATAACTCATATCATTGGAGAACGCTCCAGTATTCATTAAATTGTTATAATCAATATCAGTTGTTATATTTTTATTAGCATTTGACTCATGGAGAGCATTTAATGTATCAATATCTATTGTTTGGTTCGTTTCTGTCAAATCGTTAATCAATCTTTGAATCTCACCACTATATTTTCCATTTGCATCACGATACGATTTATCCAAATATATATTCTTTAATCCTAATTGATCTAGTTTATGGAGAATGTCAACATTAACCTTGTCATCCAAATTTGTTGTATTTTTAGGATTATACATGAACAAGTTTGGATCTAAAGCGGACGCCATTTTAAACACATTATCTTTTTTAATGAAAGCACACACTTCATCCTTTTCTATGTTTGACAAACTATTACAGTATTCTGATGCTTTTGAGAAACACAACTTGTTCTCAGTCAATGCTGGAATGTCATGCCAATCCTTTACACCAACACATTCTACCCCGCATATAGCTTCATTTGAGAATGGACAGGGTTTTTTAAGTCTTTTAAGTTCTTTATCTAATCTGGAATGCGACTTTTTCAAATGAACCAACTCAGGCATCAAATTAGTTTTTATATTTTTATAATAATTGTACAAATATGTGACATCTTCCACTGTCAAAGCACGTCTTCTATATATACCAAATGCATTCAAATACATTGTCATTGCATTCAATTTTGTATCAACATAATTGTTTATCTTGAAAAATTCAGATCTTATGCTTATTTCTTTTTCTTCGTTGTGTAGTTTAATTGTATTTATATTGAAACAGTCTATATCATCGCAATCAATCATTTTGTGGTTGTCAATGTAGAAAAACAACTTTCCGTTATCCTTTACACATGTAAACAGATGGTGTTTACCATCAGCAAATATTTTGGAATCATAGTAATCTTGTATGTTGTATGTATATGATGCTACTTTCTCATTAACAATGTAAATAGAAATCATAGGATTTAGGTTGTCTTTTCTAAAAGTAAGTCTGACATCAAATAGAGTGTATGTGTTGTTCCTTGTTTCTATATTATCGTGTGCAAACTGGATTAAACTGTATGATTGTTCATTGTCTGATGAGAAATAAGAACTAGGTGTTATTATCTTCATATACCAGAATATGCTGAATGAATCAAATGTTTCAAAAATGGTCTTGGCATTTGGACAATCAACAGGTTTCTCAATCCTAACACCTTCATATTGAAAATAGTTTTCATACTTTATTCCACTCAATATCGCTCCAGTCTCATTACCAATAACATCAATCATTGTGTTGTTATCAAAGTTTATGTATTTTTTGTCAAAAGATGAAATGTAATATACCAAATCAGTTTTCATAGTTACGCTCATGTCTTCAGTAAAGTCTCTGTCATTATACATATTATTGTCTAAACTTGAAATAATTGAAAAATGTTCCTTGGTATTCTTCTTAAACCTCATGGCATATATTATTAGTATCACAATGGATACAGACACAATTACCAAGTTAACAATTGATTTGTCAATGTATAAAATGTATAGTAAAAGTAGCAACGTTGCACTATACAGAATTTCTTTCATTTTCTTATTTTTCATTAAGATAAAAATATGTGTGTTAAAGCAATCATAATTTTTTTATCTTTATCATTATATAAAATGGAGGAAAGCAAAGTTGTTTATATTGATGGTGGTGGTGATAATAACAATCAAGAAGAAAATACTGAAAATACAGCACAACCCTGTAGTGATAATAACAATCACGAAGAAAAAAATGAGAATACAGTACAACCCTGTAGTGATAATAACAATCAAGAAAGTTTGGATGATATCGTCAAGAGTACTTATGCTGCTGACCAACAACCAAATAGTGAAAACGATAATAATGAACCGACATACATTGTAGAATCTAATGAAGGCGGTGGTCAAAAATCTAGAAGATCTTCCACATCTTCCACATCATCAAAAACATCAAGTGTTGACAGTGATGACAACACCATTGTCATATGTATCATCAAAAACTCAAAAAAGAATAAAAAACATCAAAAACATCAAGTGTTGACATTGTAGACATCCCTCGTTATTAAAAACCATAAACAAGTTTATTAATATATTTTTATTTGTTTTTACTTAATTACTGTCTTCTTCATAGGCAACTGTAATTTATTTCTCTGTATCTTAGTCAAATTGTCAGTCAAAACCTTACAAATAAAGGCATATGCTACATTTATGTGGTCAATCGTATTGGCACCCGTTATAATCACACAACCACTCTGGAACACTGCTATTGTAATTTTCTTACATTTCTCTGACTTTCCATTACAAAACGTTGTACACTTACAATACCCACCATGTGGATAATAATACTCAATCTTAGCACCTGGATATATACAAGGCTCATAACTACAAATAATCTTATACTTGTCAGTCACAATCTTATACAAATAATCCAAACGAATCTCAAAATTAACCCTAAAATCACTGTTTATCAAACGAATACGATAATTACAATTATTAACCTCTTCAATATTCGACAATATCCCCTTATCATGTTTATTATATATGTTCTTAACAATATCAATTAAAACGTCAATCGTTTTCCTTCCCTTTTCAATATCCTTCACACCAGTAATCTGTATATTACCATTCTTAAACAACTTAATATTATAACGATTCTCCAAATGAAACATTACAATAGTTAATTGATTATCAAAACGTCTCGTCTTCTCACCATTCTTTGCTGTTCTCTTCTTCAATTTTGTATTTTTAGTCCCAATAGATTGAATCTCATGCTTGTTCGCACCATACTCCACATAACTTACCTCTGGTGGTGTATGTTTTGACAACATCGCATAAAACTTATCCAAATATACCTCAGTGTTTATGCTTCCCGTAACAGTCATCGTTGATATACGGTATTTGGTTGCAGAAAAATCTACAGGCTTTACCGTAGTAGATACATTTTTAGTAGAAGACATTTGTAAATTGACAATTGCTTTTTGTAAAAGCTATGTTTTAATTAATTTGTATTTAAGGCATTATATTTAAGTCAAATTTTATTTTCCAAAGCCATCAAATCGTTCCTCCATGTATCCTTTTCAGTCTCATTTTCAATATTCACCAACATCAAATGTTTGTCATCACACTCTTTCATGAGTTCCTGTTTCTTCTCATAAGTTAGGTTATGAATAGGCATTCTTGTGAGGAAGTCGTATGTGTTCTCATGTAGAGGAAACTCATTCTCCTTCAAGTAATCCACAATATTCTGTTTCTTGTTATTGAAAATCTTGAGTTTCTCACTGATAATGTCCTCAATGAACTTGATACGCGCATCCAAATATTTAAGTTCCTTCTTAATCTTCTTAATCTTGTATGCCTTTCGTTTGACATAATACTCCAAACGAACATCATAGAAGTCCTTCATTATTTCAAGTACATCACTATACTTCTTGATATTACCATTAGCGGTGTAAAGATGCATGTTGGATGTATTCAATGGTCGTGTTGTTTGCATCTTAAACTCTGTATCAAACTTACAACACTTTTTGTCAACATCATACTCTAAGTATGTATCACAAACCTCCTTGGAATGAAAGTGTAAAACAAACTTAATATCCTTCTCCGTGTAATGACTCTCATAATCACGAAGCACCTTTGGATTCTTCTCCATGTAATTCTCCAAATGATTCTTGAAATCCTCCGTCCAATAACCAATAGGCAACTCCGTAACTTCCACCTTCACATTTGTTAATTTCTTATATATTCCCTTGGAAACACCATCTTCGTTTGTTCCCTTAAAACCCTGAAACCAAGGCTTCATTTCCATCATATCCTCGTCGTCCATTAGAAGGCGTAGATTTCTAATAATATCTTTAGGATTGTAGCATGGAATGTTCGTGCTGAAACCAGTACCAATACCAACAGTTCCATTTACCAATATCATTGGAATGATAGGAATGTAATGAAACGGTTCAATCTTAATACCATCGTCATCCAAGTAATCCAACACATCAAAATCATCTGTGTGAAATATAAGTGGTACAATATTGTTCAACTCCGTGTGAATATACCTTGGAGAAGCCGAATCCTTTCCACCCTGAATACGGGTTCCAAACTGACCATTAGGTTGCAACAGATTGATATTATTGGAACCCACAAAGTTCTGAGCCATACCAATTATAGCCTCATGAAGACTCGCCTCGCCATGATGATAAGCACCATGTTCTGATACATACCCTGCAAGTTGAGCAACCTTAATCTCCTTGTATAACTTACGCTTAAGACAACAAAACATAATCTTCCTCAATGACTTCTTAAAACCATCACAAATGCTTGGAATCGAACGTTCGATGTTATAGTTTGAAAAGTGAATCAAATCACGATGAATGAAATCAGAGTATTCAATTTTATTACTCACATCAATCAAATCATCCAAAATATATTGTTTATCATACTTATACAACCACTCCTTTCTGTCATCAGCTCGTTTCTTATTAAAAGCAAGCTCAATGCTCTCATTTGACTTCTCCTCATCCCAACCATACTCAAGTGTCTTCATATTCTTAAAATACTCCTTAGCCTCCTTATTGGTAGAAGTACCCAACCCCTTATAATACTTAATCTCCCAACCCTTACCATTATCATTATCCTCCTTCCAATTATCATAAGAAGTCAAATTGTAGAACGAATGACTGTTCTTACCCTTGATTACCTTCACAATAGGTGTAAGCATTGACATCATAAATCCATCAATCTTCATCAATGAAGGCCACATTGTGTGAAACAGATTGAACAAAAGACCCTTGATGTGTGATCCATCCGTATCAGCATCCGTAAGAACCATAATATGTCCATAACGTAAATCATCAGTTGTCTTATATTCCTTATTAGTCTCCAATCCAATAATTTTCTTCAAATTAGAGATTTCATCATTTTCATTGACTTTCTTACTGTTAGTATCCTTGACATTCATAATCTTACCCTTCAAAGGAAATACGCCATACTTATTACGACCCACTTCACTCAATCCAGAGATTGCCATCGACTTTGCAGAGTCTCCCTCAGTAAGAATCAAAATACACTCACTACTTTTTGCTGTACCAGCCCAGTTAGCATCATCCAACTTTGGAATTCCACGAATGCTGCACTTCTTCTTTCCATCCGTCTTTTTTGCATTCTTGTCATCATCCTTATTAGATAAAGCTATGATACGCTCAGTAATATCAAACTTGTATATCTTCTCAATCAATTTATCATCAATATCAAACTTACTCCCAAACTTACTATAAGGTGTAGTTAAGAATTCCTTTGTTTGACTATCAAACGTTGGATTGTTAATTGTAGATTTGATGAAGACAAACAAGTGATCCTTAATTGTATTAGGCTTTACAGTCACCTTCTTACGTTTGGTAATCAACTCACACAACTTTTTCGTTATTTGATTGGTAATGTAATCCACATGCTTTCCACCCTTCAATGTATTGATTCCATTCACAAAGGATACATGCTTAAACCCATTGGAACTACCACTAACACATATCTCCCACCTTCCATTGTCAGAAATGGCGTAGGCACGAGGCACGTCAGTTCGTGAAGCTCCAAGATACAAATCCACATACTTCTCAAAGTTCTTGTAGTCAATCTTCTCATCATTGAGAAATACCTTGATTCCGTTGTCAGTCAAAGCACAGATGTCATAAACACGCTTCACCATCAACTTGCTCATACCAGAAGACAGACCCTTCTGCTTGAAACGCTTGTAGTCAGGTGTGAATATAATCTTGGTATAAGGATACTTCGTATAACTTGAAATCACAGGTTCAGACTTGTCCTTCATGTTATTGGTGAACTCCTGACGATACAACTTCTTCTTCTTACTATCCACAGTTTCAACAATGAATGAAGTTGAGAAGATATTACACGCCTTAGCACCAATACCATTCTGACCCCCGATAGTACGTTCCTCAGTGTCGTCATAATTGGTAGAAGTCAACATATTTCCAAAGATTAACTCAGGAATATATACCTTATGCTCCTTGTGCATCTCCACCTCAATTCCTTCACCTGAATTATAGACCTCAATAACACCAGATTCAGTGTCAATATTAACACGAATCTCCTTTACAGGTTTATTGGAATCCTTGCAACGAACCACATGATCCAAAGCATTCACAACAATCTCATCATAAATCTTGTAAAGACCAGAAATATAAGAGATTGTCTTATGCTCCATCTTGTCATCAAAAATCCAGGTGTCTATATCATCTGCTTCCAATGACCCGATATACATACCAGGACGAGTGAGCACATGCTCCTTAGGATCCAACTTAATATACTTTTGAGATGCCATGTTAATATCAATATATGGGTATGTGTGGGTAGAGTTTTAAATTAGTTTTTCATTTGTTTTCTTCAAATTTTTAAAGTATTTTAATTTGATTTAAGTGTATTCGTTGAAAAAATAAATAAAATGTCATATACAAAAAGCAAGGGTCAATATTTCACAAAGAATGTTTTTCTTAAGGAAAGTGTTTATAAGATAATATTGAACAACCCTTCTAAGATATTGGAACCTTCATGTGGAAAAGGTCACTTAATAGAGCATGTCCTTCAAAACAACGAAAACGTATGTTTTGACATGTACGAAATAGACGATAAACTTGATATATTAAAAACAATCAATAAAGATGACATTAAATTTGTTGATTTTCTCAAGGAAAAGATTACAGAAAGATATGATACTGTGATAGGAAACCCTCCTTTTGTGAAAACAAAAACTGGTAACTTATTTTTAAAGTTTATTCAAAAGTGTTATAATTTGTTGAATAACAATGGTGAGTTAATATTCATAGTGCCAAGTGATTTCATAAAACAAACTAGTTCAAGTAAAATAATCAATGAGATGATGAACAACGGTACATTCACGCACATTATTCATCCGCATGACGAAACTTTATTTGATAACGCCAATGTAGATGTCATAGTGTTCAGATACTGTAAGAACAAAGAGTTGAATAATACAATTAGGTTGAATGATGAGGACAAATTCTTAATAAATACCAACGGAATTTTAACTTTCTCAGATTCTCAGTCTCATAATCTAACGATGTTCTCAGATTTCTTTGATATTTATGTCGGAATGGTGACGGGGAAAGAATGTGTATATAAAAATGAAACTTTTGGTAATATTGATGTATTGAATGGTAAGGACAAATTAGATAAATATATTTTGATTAAATCTTTTCCTACCAAGAATGAAAGTTTAAATGAATACATGTTGTCTAATAAAAAAGAATTGATTGAACGAAAGATTAGAACTTTTAATGAGAACAATTGGTTTGAATGGGGAGCACTAAGGAACTATACAACTATTCAAAACAATATTGGAAAGAAATGCATTTATGTTAATAACATTACTCGTTCGAAAGATGTTTGTTTCGAAGGAACTGTGCAATTGTTTGGTGGAGGATTAATCATAATGATTCCTAAAAAGGAAATTGACATCGATAATATAGTAACATTCATCAACAGCGATTCTTTTAAAAGCAATTATATGTACTCGGGAAGATTTAAGATAGGACATAAACAATTATGTAACTGTCTATTCCATCTTCCTAATATCAGCTAGGAACTTCTCCTGCCAACTCGGTTTAGGACGCTTTTTAGACTTTTAGACTTGTTGTATTTTTAGCGTAACTTCTCACTAAAACGCTCAATGTGTAAAAGAAGGATAGGATAAAACCTGACCATAATGAAATTTCTTTTCCTAGTATTAGGTTAGGTAGTGAGTATCTAATTATAGCAAATACAAAGAACGCGACTAAACCCTCGTGTATAGCGGGGTTCATTTGTATTTTTATTTATAATACACTTTTTAATGATTTGGATAATCCAGTCTTTGTGAGTCTTCCATGATTGTTGTCCTTAACAGCCTTAATGACAGCTGTTTCAATATCATTATTTAGTGAATCAATCAATGCTTTCTTTTGATAAGGTTTAAGAGTTAACTTGCGCATGAATTTGTTTTCATATTGAGCTTGAAGCTTCTTGTAATCACTGTAATCAAGGAAATTTCCAAAACGAGAAGACTTACCACCACCTGTTTGAAGCACAGGGGTTTCAGATAGACCAGCACGAACCAGCTCTGTTCCTACAGACGTGTCCTGTATCATTGGATTTTCTACATAATTGTCAGTAGGGGTGCCGAAGTATTCTATAGGAAGAGATACTCTACCGCCTGACATGTTAGTATTTACCTTGTTATTAAACTTCATACCAATGATTGAGCTTGCTAATACTTCAGGATTGTTCTCTTCCTTTAAGGACATGTCTAGAATATACTTTTGTGTTGCTGGTGAAATCTTATCATATGTAAGACCAAGATTCTCCAAAAACTTTCTTGTCTTCCTAATGCTTGCTTGTTCTGTTGTTCTCATTATTTATAATAAAAAATATTATTTAATTAAATATGTATTCTCAAAAAGAAGAAGACTATGAGAAGATTAAAAATCTAACTTCTTACAAGTTTTTTAGTGAACAAGCAGATAATAACAATTTTCAAGAACAAGGTATTAAAAGTATTCATACAGAAAACCCTATATCAGAGCTGTTTTTTAGCAGACACAATATTAAGACACTACAGGATGGTATAAGATATTCCGTATTCAAGAGAACAAGTGATTTACAGGTTATAGGTGAACAATCTGAAAATGAATTGATGATTATAATGCGATCTATATATCTTCAATATTGTAAACATCTTCCATACAACATTGTTTCTCAGGTAAAAGAATTAAATGGTAAGGTTATAGACTTTGCGGTTCCAAGAATATTGGTTGAGTTAAATCAATATGTAAATTATAAGAAGGATGCCAGTTCATTGCCTATACCGCTTGAACACTCTAAAAACGTTTCTTCAAAAGGAACTAAGATATTGTATACCAAAGAGTTTTAATTTATAATTTTCTGTCATTATATAAATAAATTATGAATAGAATCTTATCGTTATTTGCTATATTCACAACTATGTTCTTCTTCGTATTAACCACAATTTTAGGTTTACTGCTTTACAGTATTGGTAACCCCAATCAACCCATCTTCTGGCTCTTAGCGACTCTATTTATTGGTATGTTCATCGGGTTTTTGGTATGTCTTACAAATATAAGAACAACAGTTAAAATTGGTGAAATGACAGCTTTAAAGAAAAACTCAGAATCAACAAAACTAACAACTTGTCCAGATTATTGGACAAAACAAATCGTCCACAATGAAAAAACAAATGAAACTGTTGTTATGTGTTATAATCTACTAAACAATGACAAGGAAAAGGGTATATTCATTGATGGTACGCTAACAAAGATTCAAAATGGCGAAGAAGTAGATTATTCTTTTGACAACACTCACTTTGACGGCGAAGAGGTTCATAACCTTTCATATTACCGCAACCTTGCAAAGACACCCGCTCAAGTTTCAGTTGCTGAAAACATCGTAGAAAACTTTAATGAAGTATCAGTGTACGGAGAATACAGACCTGGTCATCCAGATTATGAAAAATATAAACATTCTCACAATAATATTGAAGTTCATGCTGGTGATTCCATCTCCTCTGACAATACATCCATTTCTCCACACACACACATATACAACATGTATGGACCCAGATACCATTCACATGGTTCATCATTTGATGAATCCGATCCATATTATCAAAATCAATACAAATACACAGTTACCGATAAAAACTTCGATAACTGGATTAATCCTCGTGATATTCACATTGCTAACAATGAAACAAAAACAGCCATTGAAATCAATTTGAACAAACTTAACATGACAGCAAACCCTTGCGAACTTGCAAAACTGTTCAACTGGAGTGAAGCCACATCCAAATGCATGACCTAAATAAAAATTGAAAGATGGTTTAACATTTTATCAAATACACTATTTAACAAAATGAAGTTTTCAGATTTCAAATGCAACTTCAAACAAATTCAAGAGTTTAAGGAAATAATGAAACAACCCAAGCCATCAACAACATTGATTGTAGGTGATAACGGAACAGGTAAAACAAGTTTTCATAAGATGTTAGAAAATGAAAACAAATATGACATATTGTTAATTAATGAAACAAACTTTTCAGAACAAATCATAAACAATTTCATTCAATGTAAAACAATAACATCATTTTTCACAAAACTACAGAAAGTAGTTTTTATTGACGATGTTGATATAATAACAAATATCAATAAACAAACAATACAAAGTATGATTGATTACAAAAAGAAATGTACAATAATTTTGACAGTTAAATCAAAAGAGGAAAAGAATATTTATAATACATGGAAAAAGATCATTGATCACAAAATAAAATTAAACAAATTGGATTACAAGGAATGTTTCCAGATTATGTTAAAATATGTTAAGGATAGGGATGACATAGACCAAGACAGGTTATTGAGTCTAATAAAAGCACAAAATTGTAACATTTCAAATATTATAATGTTATTAGATAATGTCAAATTCAAGAACGAAGATTTAAATGTTCTTGAAGGAAGTATGGATATTTTTCATCAAAATATCTATAAAATTGTGAATGACATATATAATACAGAGTTGGATGATTCATATGTAAATAGTTTATGCACGAAGGATAATTATGTAATATCTTCAATGATTCATGAGAACTTGGTAAAACTTAAAATGGATATAGACACATATTTGGATGCATATGATGTATTAAGTTACTGTGATTTGGTAGACAAACAAATATACGTATCATGTGGTTGGGGTGTTAATTTGGATTTATTGAATAAATTTAGATTTGTAAGTCTTAATAATCTTTTGTTCAAAAATAAATCAAAAGAGTTTGACATTTCATTTACACAACAATTTACCAAATTGTCTTCACAAATGAATATCAAAAAGAAATTACAAAGTTTTGTGAATTCTATCTACGTCACTAACACATTTGATTTATTGTATCATCTACAAGCAAAACAGTATGAACAAACGAATGATGATAAAATCATTAATAACTTAGTAGCTAAGTTCAAGAAAGACTTCAATCTTTGAAAATATATTTGAATATTATCTGTATTATTTTTCTTTTTATTATTTTAAAATATAAAAGATGTTTGGTGGAAATGCTCCTATTCCTACAAATACAGGTAAATCAAGTGAAATGCTCGCGGAAGGAAAACGTATGCTTCAAGAAAAGGTTGGAAGCAATATTGGTCTCGTCGTCATCGTAACTGTTATGTGTATTGTTGTCCTTTACGTAATGATGTACATTTTCAAGCAATACAATATGACATCTCTTAAGACCGTGACAATGCTCAAGAAGCCTATCAAAGTACCTCAAAATACCCTCTATAACATCTCTTCTCAAACCGACCTTTCTCAATTAAACAATATTAATGGTAAGGAGTTCTCATATTCTTTCTGGATGTATGTAGATGGTGACAACCTCAATGCCACCGCCAGCAACAAACTCGTAATGGGTAGAATGGAAACTGAAGATATAACCAGATCCACACCTGTTTTCGTTCTAGACAAATCTCAAAACAAGTTATTTGTTTACGTTAAGAAATCAAAAGATTCATACATAGGCGGTATTAACGACATCAACTCTAACCATAGAGATGTATTAACCATTAGCTATCTTCCACTTCAAAGATGGGTAAATGTTGTTCTTGTTGTTGATAACAACTTTGTACAACTCTTCATGGATGGTGAATTACGTGAGGTCAAAGACTTAAGCAACTACTCTTCTACAGTTGGTTCTCTAGAATCATCCGTTGTACAAACACCTTCTGGTAATATGATTGTTGGCGCAAACAGTGCCAACAATAACATAATGCCCGCTTTCAATGGATATTTAAGCAAGGTTCAAGTATTCAATTATGCCGTAACTATTGACCACGCCAAGGTGGTGTACAAGGCTGGACCTCTTCATCGCTCTGTATTGTCTGCCATTGGTGTACCAACAAACTACGGTATTCAAAATCCATTCTACAGAATTGATGAACATTCTGATATGGAGAAATGTAACACTGAAGTAGTTACCAACACTAATTGAACTATGTAGATATAAATGTAGTGTATAAAATATTTTTATATATTAAATGAATAATTTCAATGCTTCATATTTACTCTATGGAATTATAGGTATTGTAATTGACTATATTGTTATTACATTTGGAATACCTTATGTTTTTCCAAATGTATACAGAATGAACTCCATCAAAAACCGTCTCGATGTAACAAATGTACGTGTTCCCTTAATATTAGGTGCCTGTACTTTTGACAACTCCAGAGTAATCAATACATCCAATCCTTACAAGAATAACTTCATCTTTATGCCTCATTCCAATAACATTAAAGGTGGTTCCCAATTCACATATACTTTTTGGCTAGACATCAAGTCTAACTTTAACACATACGTTGACGATACAGTCATATTCATGAGAGGTGTTAAGGATAGGAAGAAGGGTCTCATTGACACCACTAAATCTCAAAACGAACTCCCTCTTGTAGCATGCCCCCTTGTTAAGTTTGCTAAAAGCACACCTTCAAGAAACTCCCCTACAGACAAAGGCCCCCTTCTTGAAGTTATTTTTAACACCGTCAATAACCCTCACAACAAGGTTACATTGAATGAAGATGTCTACAAACTTATAACATCCACAAACACAAACCGTAAATGGTTCCTCATTTCTATTGTATTCCAAGACTACATGGACTTCACAAATAACGAAAAAGGTATCCAAATACAAAACTATGTTAATGATAATTTAGTAAGCACTAAAGTAATTAAAAATGATTCACTAAAACTTAACAACTGTGATGTTCATCTTGCACCATACACAGAATCCCTAGAAAACAACAACTCTTTCTATGCTGACCTTACGTATTACAACTATGCCATGGATATTCTAGATATTGAAAAAGTTTACAACTTTGGTGTTACAAATAACAATCTTGGTTGTTTGACCGCAGAAAACACTTCAGCCACTCAAGACGATTATTACAATAAGTTAAGCATGAACAATTACTTATAAATAGAATTTAACTCTTTCAATAATCGTGTAGGTGTAGTTCTCTTATAAGGATTGATTTCTACACATTTTTTAATAATTTCAAATAGTCTTAACTTCAATTCAATATGTTTATCATTTGAATGTAATAATACTTTCATCAAAACAACACCAATACCAAATATATCAACACGGTTTGCATTTTGTATCATTGCTATTTTTAACAAATCAATACTTTTACTTGATAAAAGGAATTTGACTGTTTTCTCAATAAGTTTATTATCAAAAACCATTTCAGATTTTGTATAATTCAATTTCACATCCTTTGAAACAAACTTCTCAATATTGTCAATAGAAGATAAGTTTTTTTGAGTAAACTTATAATTGTAATATATTTTGAACTCAGGTGGATAATAACAATAATTATACTTTAACACATAGTCTTGGTCTTTATCATATAATCTATCATAAGAAAGCATTAATCCAAAATCAATAAAATAAAATAATCCATCTTTGAACAAAATGTTTGATTCTTTAATGTCTCTATGACATAGTCTGTGTTTTTCTAATACAACTAATCCATTAGCTAAATTCTTTATAGCAGGTAATATTGTTTTGGCGCTATAATCCGTTTGAATGAATTTTGATACATCTATTCCACCATATCTATATACAATTTGATACTTTGGAAACTCGTTTTTTTGATATTTACAAGACCGTCTATCCTTCTTGGATATATTTGATACTTTACATTCATCTAATTTTTTCAATGTAAACTTTTCATTTGGATCCACTTTTAATATAATATTACTAATTTCCTTTTCTTCCTCATAATATTGATCATTATGAAATAACTTACTCACACTCTCGTCATAATACTTTTTACAAGGTATGGATGGTTTAATCACACATCCATACGCACCTCTATCTATTATCATTGTTTATTTAAATATATGTTTTTGTATGTATGCTGTTCCATCAAACTTTTCAATTGACAATGATTCTGAATTGAAAGATAATCTCCACGTGTTCCCCAATATCAAATTACTTCCAACAAACACCTCTCCAGTATTATGGACTTCGAACCCGTTTTTTCTATCACTATCACTATCTGACGTACCAGTTCCTACCGCAAAATATACATTATTTTCTTTGTCTGCACCAGGATTTACGTAATTCATTGTTTTGTATATATTGTTAGAACTGTTATAAGCACCTGCTATGAACTGATATTCATTAAAAGTATGTATGTTTTCTCCTGTTGTCATTGAATGTGTATCCTCTGGGCGTGTTACATTCGCATCACTACCAGCTAAATGGTCAACCTTTTTAAACACAACCAATCCAGTACTGTCAATTGTCATAAAATTTGTTTCTGCAACTGCTTCTGTTCTGTCGACATTGTTCAAAGCAAATGTCATAGTTTGAAAGACTGTTAGGTTTTGCGCTTCAAAGCTATTGAATGACACTTCACCCCCCTGCTTCAATTCTCTCAGTAATGAGAAAATCAATTACTGAATTCATGTAACCCAATGTTGGAATACAATTAGTATTTATCTCAAGATTGTTTTCAATAGTGCCATCATCATTTACAGTCCATAAGTCTGTTTGACCGTCATTAAACCCAAATACTCGATTATCAGCATCACCACTAACTGAATTTATCTTTTTGAAAGAATTATATAAAACATTATATAATGTAGGTTCGTCTATTACTGAACTGTAATCTAGAATAGGATCAACCTCTCTATCTAAGTTTAAAAATTGTGTTTTTGTTGAAATAGCTTCTATTAGTATAAAACTAGAATGTATGAGTGCAAGTGAAGGAATCTCAACACTATCATACTCCTCAACACCTTCTGTAACAATCTTTGTTTTTGGTATGTAGTCAGATTGTATGTGTGTAAGTGAAGGAATCGTATAATTATCATATTCCTCATCATCATCAACAACTGTAACAATCTTTGTTTTTTGTATATAATTAGATTGTATGTGTGTAAGTGAAGGAATCGTATAATTATCATCAACAACTGTAACAATCTTTGTTTTTGGTATGTAGTCTTCCAAATTCACTGATAAGTATGTTTTTATTGCTTGAGATGAGAATGCCTTGTTTTCAACAAAATAATCTGTTTCGTTTTGAATGATTCCACCTTCATTTTGAGTTCCAGTAGATTCATTAAACAAGACATTTCTCAATCCTTTAACAGATACAAATTTGCCATAATTGTTTGTACTATTTATTTCATTTATTGGTGCGTTACCATTATAATCGTAATTTGATGATGTTGATACAAATTCTCTCCCAACAATTGTAGTAATAGCTCTAGCAGTTACAAATCTGTTGTCATCTTGAACTAATAATGGATCTGAATTAACTAGCGTGCTTGTAAGTCTCAAATCATTCACATATTTAACAATATTCTTATGACGGACTAATTTATCAAGAGTACTTGTACTTGTCAATTCAAATGTATCAGCAAACACTTTTGTATTGTTTATGTAATCATGTAATGTTTTTGTGGATACAACTTTTGTTTCAACAGTAGAATCACCTTCATCAATATTTGCACTGTTGATATTGATATCAGTCTTGTTTATAAAATGCCTAGTTACGTTCTTGGCACGAACAAGTTTTTCAGAATTATCATCAAATAAAGCATTTTCATTAAACACTTTTGTATTGTTTATGTAATCATGTAATGTTTTTGTGGATACAACTTTTGTTTTAACATTAGAATCTTCTCCATCAATATTTGCACTGTTGATATTGATATCAGTCTTGTTTATAAAATGCTTGGTTACGTTCTTGGCACGAACAAGTTTTTCAGAATTATCAACAAATAAAGCATTTTCATTAAACACTTTTGTATTGTTTATGTAATCATGTAATGTTTTTGTGGATACAACTTTTGTTTTAACATTAGAATCTTCTCCATCAATATTTGCACTGTTGATATTGATATCAGTCTTGTTTATAAAATGCTTAGTAACGTTCTTGGCACGAACAAGTTTTTCAGAATTATCAACAAATAAAGCGTTTTCATCAAATACTTTCTTTATATTTATGTAATTTTTTAAGACTATACTAGAAATAATCTTATTTTCAGAATTAACATCACTATCAATATCATCGCTATCTGCAAGTATCTCATCTATTTTAATGTATGTATTTCCTGTATAGAGTGCAACCGCATATGGTGTTATAAATTTCACATTATTGTTAGTTGAGAAATCAACAATATAGCTTGAATCGTCTGTTCGTAATTCATCCAAATACCAAGTTATATTCTTGGCACGAACAAGTTTTTCAGAATTATCAACAAATAAAGCATTTTCATCAAACACTTTCTCTGAATTGATATAATTAGACAATGCGCCCACTGAAACAATCTTATTTGTATAATTTGCAGTATCAATTAATGAATCATCATTAACTGATAAATCATTTAAGATTTCTGATTGGTTGACAAAATTATTATTCAAATACCAAGTTATATTCTTGGCACGAACAAGTTTTTCAGCATTTGTATCAAATGATCCATCTACCGCAAATACTTTCTCTGAATTGATATAATTAGACAATGCACCCACTGAAACAATCTTATTTGTATAATTTGCAATATCAATTAATGATTCATCATCAACTGATAAATCATTTAAGATTTCTGATTGGTTGACATAGTAATTTTCTAAGTATGTCTTAATGGCGTTTGTAGTAAAAAAGTGATTCTCGTCAAATGTTGCAGTTTCTGTTGTTCCATTACTTTCTTTAAAGTTTGAAATATACAAATCTATCAACTTAGCTGTACCTGATGTTGTGAAAGCCACATCTTTTAAAGTTGCATCTGTAATTATATTTGTATTAATGTCGTTCAAATTACCAGCACTTATGGTGTAAGAATCTCCACCTCTACTATTTTTAACATATTGCGTTCCATTGAAATAAATGATATCATCTTGTCTATGAATATAGTTGTTATAAAGACCATTAATATTTTCATGTGTTATGACAACAGTAGTTGTTTGTTCACCTACTGGAATATTCAAATCTAGAGTTTGTTTTATTTTAAGTGTGGAATCTTCTAATGTCATTGATGCTGTAAAATCATATGAATTTGGAACTGTGGTGAAATTTCCTTCAGCATTTAAATAACTGTTATGTGCATTAACTCCATCGTTGAAACCAGAATAATTTTTCAATACTTCAACTGGTGCATCCCATACAAAGACATTATCTCTGTATGTAATCAATTTGTTATTAGAATTAGAATCAAGTGGCTTTAACCCCATTTGTATTTCTGAAAACTCTGAAAAATCTACTATTTGACGTTGAAAAACGTTCACACTCTCTGGTAGTATTCTAATTCTATTTGCAATCGCATCAATATCCATAAAAATGTTCTGTTTATGTGTCCATGTACCATTAGCATTTAAAAAATGGTCTTCTTTACCCGTAGTTGCTGAAAATGGAACTACAACACCTCTTTGATTACCTTCAAAAGGAGATAACCAATTTTCCATCAAAAAGTTTTTATGAACCCATCCTGTATTCAACAATATACTATCTTCATCTAATGGTGTTGGAACCAATCCTTGAGAAACAGTTGTAAATGGTTCTAAATCAATTTCAACAAAATCATATAAATCGTCTCCAATACATTTCAAATATTCATTGGAAAGTCCAGTCAACCTTCCTGATGTATTTCCAACTATAGCACCTTTGATAGAGTCGATTTCTGTCCATGTGTTAATCTTTCTGAGAGTAAAAAAGTTTTCATTAACATCATTGATAGCAATATTTTTAATTGTGATACTATTATCTATACTATTTATTGAAACATTATTATTTTCTGATCTGACCAATATATTATTAGATATTGCAACACCATCGTGCGATAACCGTGTTGGTGTCACAACTTTAAATCTACCATCCCCGCATAAGAACTCCTGTGAAGTATTCGGAAACAATAATGAAATTTGCATGACATCAATATTGTTTTCTACTGTTGGATTAATTTGTAGAAACTGATAATTTATGTTATTGCTCACCGATATATTTTTAATTGTTTTAAAGCTTCCATCTGCACATAAGTAATCGTTTGCATCACCAGGAAAGTTTAATGATATTTCTTTTCTTTGCTCAAGACCAACATCCACATCATTTAATTGTAGAAAACTAAAACTCAAAAGATAATTGGATACACTTATATCTGTGAGTTTTGAATGAATCAAAGGTGTAGCAAAATTTGAATAGGTTGTTAAAGCATCTGTCAATTCATCATACATTGTTTTAATACCCGTTGTATCTAGTACCATGTGTCCCAATAAACTAGGATTAGCATACTCACTAGTTGTTTTAACAATTCCAAACTTTTCATGAGACGATAATGGCACAAGATTACTTATATTATCGTTATTATAAAATGCGTTCGATATTGCATATGATGTTATAGCTGTATTGGATGATGGATTCCCTAAATCATTTGTTATAAACACTATTCCTTGTGATACTATCGGTTCAGATTTTGCTTCAGGAAGATATGTCCACCTAGCATTACCATCAGAAGTATTACACTTTAAGAAGATATTTGAACCATCTATTGCAGCATCTTCCAATGAATCATTTGATGCCAGTATCATCAAATTTGATTTCACAATACAATCTGAAACAGTAATGTTCCCTCCTGTTATATTTACATTAAAATTGTCAAAAGTAGCCATGTTTCTGATACCGAGGTTAGAACGTGCTTTACCAGCATCATGAACTAATTCCTCCAAATTGCATGTTCTGACCAAGAATGGAACTCCTAATATATCATCTAAATAGTGTCCTGCTTCAACAATATTTGAAATGGATATAGGCAATACCAAATCTCTAAAATTTCCAGTTCTACCAACCATTGACACACCTAGATTAATCAATGCTTCATCAGTGTTTCGAATATCACTTAAATTAGATTTAGCATATATAAACATGGTCTCGTCTTGGAAGTCCAAGTTACAAAAACCACTTAACTTCTTTGGTCTGTTTCCCAAGTCTTCCCAGTTGGATGTGAAAGCAACCTCTTGAACACCAGCCTGTCTCAAACGATTACGAAATACATCCGTGAATGGATTGTTTTCACCTTCAAAAAACTCCCCCAATACATTTGACGTCAACAAACATTCATTAATACGATTAGTTAATGTTAGATATAGATGATTTACATTTGATGATGACGCTGGATACTCACGATAACTATCTGTAAAACTATGAATGAATCTATAATCATAATATTCTAGTTGGTCAGCATCATTACGCATCATATAATATTTTTTTCCACTTGTGTAATCAACAGGTCTAGATGACTCTTGAAAGAACACATTGGATAATGTAATGTTTTTTGTGTGAAAGTTGTCATTCAAACCAAGATTTGCTACAGCCACATTGGAACTCAGTATATCACTTAAGTTTTTATTTGATACCACAAAATCTCCGTTGTCGTCTGGTAATCGTACCACCAAGTCATTCACAATATTGTGCAAATTGCTTACCGCTTGTGCAGAAACTACATTTGAACTATTGTCATTACTATAAGATTGAACTATTTTAGACCAATACACATTACTCCCATAACCATTATTTGTTAAAATACAAGGTGAGTCTAATACCGTTGTTCCGTCATTAAAGAGAAAAGAACTGTCTACAACCAAATTGGATACAGCAACATTACTAGTTCTCAAATTATTGTCAATTAGCGTATCTCTAAATGTTTCAATATAGTTCGAAATAGATACATTGACTTCTTCACTTTTAATAAAGTTTTCATCATTTGATAATGTACTTAACAGAATGTCAGATGGAGACTGTGTCATCCATGGTTGGATCAATTGCTCCTTCCACACAACATCCCCCAGATCATTATCCGCTACCAAAACATAGTTTGACCTTACATTTGCATTGTTTAAACGTAATGAAGAAACACGAATACTTCCATTGTATATATCAACGTTGCATTTACATTGGTATGCCATATTGAGCAGACCCAAATTGTTTTGAGCATCACATATATTGTGAATATCTCCCAAATTGTTTTTCACTTGGAGAAAGGCCATTTAAATTTACGGTAAAAAAAAATTAAGTTATATCTGTTGCGTTAATAATCTTTGCTCATAAATATCCATGATGTGATCCAAATTAGAAGTACTCAATGCTATACTATTATGAATCTCTACATATACATCATTCAATAGTTGTGTATTATAGGTTCCCTCTCTGTCATAAACTAATGTGTCATACATCTTCACAACACCTTTAATATTTTTTAACGAATCACTGTATTCTGTAAGTTTAGATAAAACAACATTTCCAACATTATCACTTGCCTTAAAGTAAACATCATGGTCATAGTCATGTTCATAATATAATGTTGAATATCCTCTAACAAAATCCATGGTCATCTCATCTCCATATATATCCACGTTTTCAATATTTTGAGTTCCTATGGTTCCTACATTCAAACTCGTTCTACATATCTCTTTCTGAATGTCCGTTGCATACTCACTTAAATTGTTGTATGCTGACATAAACTGTGAAAGCACATCATTACTAAAACATCTCAATGATATAGGTATATGAAACAAATCATAGTATTCATTTGTATATGCTACAACTTCTATTTGTAAATTTGAATAACATAATAACTTTTGTTCAAATGGTACATCTCTTATCTCTGACAGATTGCATGTAAATCTCAAAAGGTTTGAACCATTGTCCTCACCCGAAACAAACAATGTCTCCAAAAAATCCTGAAACTTCATAATATCATTTAGTCCTTCAAACTGTCTTTCATAAATCAAATCAATATTTTCAAACAATTGTATAGGAAACGTATTGGATGTGTTATTGCAATAGGTTTCAAAATCTCCAAATAGATGTATGATTCCCTTTTCGTTCTCTCCATGAATAACATTAAACTCTGTGTCTGTGACACGATGAAACGTTGTATCCATGTCTTCTAATCGTACATAAGGATTGTCGTCAGGAATATAATGTAGGAACAATAATTCGTAATCGTATAGACCTCTGTAATTCGTAGTTCTTACTTTTGAGCCATACTTGTCATTCATTGTTGTTATAAGTGGTTCCAAAACAAGTTCATATGATGCATCCCTTGAATAACTATTAAAATGTATTACCAAATCTGTAAAATTGATGTCGATGCTATTTTCAAGTATGTACTCCATTGTATGACAAGCTGACCCGTCACAAATCATATCTATAGAACTTTGAAAATCAATGGTTGAATCTTCAACACCAACATTTGTCTCTGTGATTATTACTTTGTTCATCATTTTGTCTAATTCCAAGTTCTTCAACATTTCTATTGCATCCATATCACCCAAATACTCATTTTTACTAACAAAAGTATCAATATTTCTTAAAATGTAATTGTTCACAAATGCTACTGTTGCTTCATATTCTTCATTTTTACTGGAATATATGTTGTATAGGTCATTGAACTTTTCATTCAAAAATGAACTTGAAACAATGTCTGTGGATAGATTAGGATTTGATTTTAACAATCCTTTACCATAATTTGTTCCTGAAGCGTTAGGTATTTTAGCTAATGTCAAGACGTTGTATGTGGTATCCAAAATACCATTTTTATTTAATATATTTTCAAAAGTTAATTCTTGAATATTCAAATTATTAAATTCCATGGTGTTTTGTAAATTACAAGTTGCGTATTCATTCAAACTTAGCACACTTAATATCTCATACTGAAATAGCGAACAATCTTCAAGGTTTGAAGTCTTAACACAAAAAACATTTTGCTTTTCATTTTGAATGTATTCTTCCAATGTAGGAGTATTTGACAAAATTGTGAAATCACCATTGAATGCTATGGAATGCAGTTCATCATAAGAAACAATTCCTATATCATTATTAAAAACACGAACATCTATATCTGATGTTTCAGCTCTTAACCATTTAGGAATCGTGAAATCAGTATCCAAAAACACATTACCAACTGAATCACATTTGATAAACGTATCCGAATAATTGACAAAATTTGTAAGTTTCAATGTATCTATAGTTATGTATTTACCTTCAAGATTTGCGTTATCGTAATTTAAAAGAGCACTACTTTTCATTAACAGATTACCACGAGCACAACATACGTCATAAACATCGTATAAGTTGTTATTTCTCAATAAGTTCATTTCTATATATTAAGAGCGGTTTTAATTTTATCTATTCTTCTGTTGATGGCGTCAATCTCACCCAACAGTTTATAATATACTTTGAATAAAGCAGCAGCGGATGAAGCTTTCGTATCACTCTTCTTTTCAAAATCGGATTCTAATAAAACTATCCCTTTGGTGACCGAATTTGCCTCTGGTAATCGTTCCCACCTACACTCTCCATTAGGATTTAACGATTTTAAAAACATATCTTGATAATCAATATCATCATATTGATATTGAAAGTTCGTTTTAATTGTCAAATTGGAGAATGCTCCATTACCTCCTAATATGATTACATTATTACTGTCAAAATATGCAATATTACCAATCTTTAGGTTTTTTCTTGACTTAACTACGTCGTCCACATCTGATAAATTATTAAATGCTGATATAAATCTAGTTGTGTCATTGGAAAATTGACTCAAATCTGTTGGATAATTGTTTAAACTAAAGAAGTCGCCTGTGTGAGCAACGGGGTGTAGGTCTAGATTTTGTCTGGCAACTTCTGAATTGACAACAGCAAGATTTTGATTAACACGCATATATTCGTTATACAGTCTTCTTATGGTAGGATTGATTTCATTTGATAGGGTGTCATATTTAGTCTTATAGTAATCGTGAACGAAATTGCTCAAACCGACCATGGATAATGTTGAAACAGATTTATCAAAAGTTGTCATACCCTGTACAACATTGTAATCGCTTATTAGTTTGACAAATCCCGCTTGATCTTCATTTCCCCATGGAAGATTTCTTGGTATAACACGACCATTCTTATTGACTGCTAAATAAGCATTTGAATTTAAAATTAATGCTTGTCTAGCTTCTGTGGTAAACTGAACATTGGATTCAATTATTAATTGTCCAATCCTGAATGTGTTATCTTCATTGATGGATTGAATAAATCTTTCCATGTATGGTCCGAAACCCAGGTTAGAACGAACAAGTTCAGCTGAACTGGTTAACTCCGATAGATTGTTCTCACGATTCATAAGCCCAGTGCTCTGTATCGTGTTCTTAATTTCATCAGCTCCTGATACATCACCCAATTGTTCAAGATTTGATTTCATATCAAAGAAAAGTGAATTGACTGCTATAATAGATGCCGCTGTATTTGGATTATTTGAATTGTAATCATCGCTTAATTTAACAACACCATATTGTGAAGAGGTTGCTTTTTGTATCTCGTCCCAATAGGTAAATCCATCATCACGAATGTGTAAATATTTAGGATTGTCTTCAATTGAAACATTAGGAAAATACAGGTTTCCTGTTATTGTCAAATTATTAAATGTTAAAGCATCTTCTTGATTTAGAAGCGCAAGTGTTCCCAACCCTAAATTGCTTCTCGCTACACCTGCATCTATGTTTGTCAAATCCCTTTGAAGAAAACCTATGTCATTGATTAAATCAACATTTAAATCTGAAAATTTGGTTGGTTTGTTTACCAAGTCGTTGTAGTCTCCAGAGAAGGCTATGTTTTGGAAATCTGTTCTTGGTAAGAATACCAATCCTGAAGTATTGAAATCACTAAAGTTAATATCTTCAATAGGAGAGTTTATCCAATCACCCAACTCAACATCAACAAAATCAACTAAACCGTTATTACTTTTACAAACCAAGAATCTATTTTCTCTAGCATTTTCAGATTTGATTGTTAGATTTGATGTCATGATGGAACCTCCTTCAATACGCACGTCATTTGAGTCATAGTATGCAAGAGTTCCGAAACCTAAATTCTTTCTTGCTTCAAATCTGTTTTCTACGTCAGCAAGATTGTTTTTACGATGCAAATAAACTGACATTTTAATCAAAATACAAAATAATATAATTTAAAAAAACTTTATATAAAATTAATCAAAGTAAATAAAACCATGCCTGGTGGATTAATTCAATTAGTAGCATTCGGAGCTCAAAACATTTTGCTAAATGGAAATCCTTCAGTTAGTTTCTTCAAAAAGGTATATAAGACACATACCAACTTCTCAATGGAAAGTATGCGGGTTGCTTTCAATAGAAACATATTACGGTTTAATGAATCATCTACATTAATTGCAAAAGTACAGAGAAATGCTGATTTAATTCAGGATGTGTATTTTTCATTTGAGATTCCAGACATTAAGAAAATCATTATACGGAATGATAATGGAAATATTATTGGAGAAGATTTTCGTTTTGTAAAAAATTTAGGTGAAACGATAATAGAGAACTATTTTATCTATATTGGTGGTTCAATGGTTGACAATCAATATGGAGAATGGTTACATATATGGAATGAACTATCTATTGAATCGAGTAAGAGATATGGTTATGACAAGTTAATAGGAAATATTCCTGAGTTGTATCTACCTGATCCATTCAATAGGTTACCTCATGGTTCCATACAGGTTGAGAAACGACGCATATATGTTCCATTAAAGTTTTGGTTTAATCGTAATCCTGGCCTTGCTCTACCACTCATTGCTCTACAATACCATGAGGTTGAGATACACGTTGTATTACGTCCTTATAAGGAGATATTTACAATTGCTGAACAAAAACCAACTACATGGGTGAATTATTTTGAGTCTGAAAGTTTGAACATTAATCCACACTTAGAAGTTAATTATTTATTCTTGGATACATTTGAGAGAAACTACTTTGCAACCAATGCTCAAGATTATCTAATTGAACAAATAGTTCGCATTCCTGTTTTGAACATTAATAAATTTGCCACTTCTGAATTGACATTACAGAATCCTGTGAAGGAGATGATATGGGTTTTCAAGCGTAATGATGTTGAAGAAACAAACAATTGGTTTGAGTTTGTGGATACAGATTATGAAGATACACGCAATTATGTAGATACAGATGGAAATTGTGGATGTGTAAATTACAGACGTGAAAAGGAAATTATGGTTAATGGTAAACTTATATTTAATGGAATTGATAGATTTGAAGAAAAAGACGCTTCATACTTTAACCTTATCCAACCGTATCAACATCATACTGTAATTCCTAAAGCGGGTATTTATGTTTATTCATTTAGTCTTTATCCTGAAAACTTCCAACCTTCTGGTTCTTGTAATATGTCAAGAATAAACAAGATTCAGTTGCAGAGTGAGAGGATTGCATTGCCTACAGACGCAACGTATAAATATGATATGTATGTTTATGTTGTAAATTATAACTTTTTACGTATTACAGCTGGTTTGGCTGGACTTGCCTTTTCATCATAAAAATATATAAATAATAAATTAAAAATGCTGTTCAAATTGATTTTAAATGTGGTATATTTAATACTTATAGGGGTTTGCGTTCATTATTCTTACTTGTATACTCATATAAGTGAAGACATTAATGAAATTAAGATTACTTTGAAGAAACTACAGAATAAGTCAGAGAAAAATAAAGATAATAGAAAAAAACCTACAAAGTAAATAAATGAGTATAACAACTAATATGATGGGTGAAAGGGTAATAACAGGTGAAAATGCTGAATTTAAGAATAAAATTGAATCTTTTAAAAACAAATTAAAGAAAAGTACGCTTTCTTCGAAGGATTTAACTGGAAAGGTTCAGTCATTAACTGAATTGAACAAAAATGTTTCTGAAAGCTATAACGTATCCCTGAAAATAATCGTAGATGTCACCAAACTATTAAATCAATACATGGTATATTTTAATGAAATTGAGAAATTGATGGATACTTTTAATACTGAACAATCAAATACATTGAATAACAACTACTTTAGTCACATTAATAAAATTACTTCTGAAAAAATTGACGAACTGTCTTCCAACTTTAAAAGTCAGGTAGATACTTTAAAATCTGTATATTCAAAGAACAACATTCCCACGGAAGATTTGGATAACTACAGAAATTTGTTGGACACTATTAACGTAGATTCAAAGTTATTATTAAAGCAACAGGTTGGTGGTAGAAGAAGAAGGAATAAGACTAAAACTAAAAAATGAATTCTGGTTCCATCCATTTGATTACAGGAAGCATGTTTAGTGGAAAAACCACACGACTAATTGAGCAATTTGACCATTTATCAAATCACAACGAGACTGTTTTAATTTTCAATCATTCATTTGATAAAAGATACTCAAATGAATGCTTTATTGTATCTCATGACATGGTAAAGTCTCCATGTACATTTATAAATCATATTGATGAAATATTTTCTCATCCAAAATATTCAATTTCCAATTATATACTAATTGATGAAGGTCAGTTCTTTACCGATATTATCAAAACAATATTACATATCGTTGAAAATGACAACAAACATGTCATCATTGCTGGATTGTTGACAGACTCAAACAGAAACAAATTTGGAGAGTTGTTGGATATTGTTCCATACGTAGATTCCATTGATAATAAACATTCAAAATGCTCTATGTGTTCCAAAAATGGATTATTTACGATTAAACATACAGAATCTACTTCTGTTATTGATATTGGTTCTAATGACAAATACAGAGCTGTTTGTAGATATCATTACTTAAACAAGAAGTGATATATTATACATATATGTTGTCGTTTTGAATGGCGGAAGTTGAAAAGAAAAAACGTGGGAGGAAACCTAAGTCTGATAAGGAAACTAATAAACAATGTGTAAAGGAATCGGAAAAGGTTGACCCTCAAATATTACATCTAAATATAACAAGAAACATTTCAAGTAATGTCAAGTGTGATTCTGAATTGAAAAATACTGAAATATTTGAATCTGATTTTTGTAATTACAGTCCTGATTTGAATGAACCAAATGCTTATAATGAGAGTGATCATTTCACATCCAAACCGTGTGAATTGTTGGTGAACAAAACTGACAAACATCAAAAATTCAAATGTTAAGGTTCTTTTTCAAAATGTTGATAAACATCAAATGACAAATGTTGCTTGTTTTTGGTGTTGTCATAAGTTTGACAATCAATATCTAGGAATGCCTTTAAAGTATAAGAACAACAAGTTCCAAGTGTATGGATGTTTTTGTAGTTTTGAGTGTATGTGTGCTTACAACTTTTACAGCAATGAACATAATCATAATACTTGGGAAATTTACAATTTGATAAATATTATGGCAAATGTTCTTCATTATGATAAGTTTATTTATCCTGCTCCACCAAGAAAGTGTCTTTCCTTTTTTGGTGGGTATATGTCTATTGACGAGTTTAGAAACTTCAAAAACTCAAAGAAAATTATTAATGTGAATAATCCTCCTTTTATTGTGGTTGCTGACCAGATTGAGGAAATTAACGACTACTTTCATAAACATACAGAATCCTTATTCAATTTCGATAACGAACGAATTGAGTTATTGGAAAAAAAAATAAACGAAAAAAAGAATTTGGACATCCAAAACAACTTTAAAAATACATTGGACGCTAGCATGAACATTGTTAATTAATTATGGTCTTCCACTTGTTAGTCTTTATATTAAAACGTCTCTTACCTACAACATCACCCTTATCATCATCAATGTTTTCATATAAAATGTTATTTTCATCCATCAAATACGATACACCCTTGTATTTGAAATGTCTTAATACCTCAGTGTCAACCTCATCAATCTCTTCATTAGTTAATCCAACTTCACAAATAGATGTAGAAACTTTTTGGACTTGTTCTTCAATAACATCACATAGCGAATTAATTGAGTCGTTATGCGTTTCATCAACTACTGGTTCATCAATTGGTTCATCAACTACTGGTTCATCAATTGGTTCATCAATTACTGGTTCATCAATTGGTTCATCAACTACTGGTTCATCAATTGGTTCATCAACTACTGGTTCATCAATTGGTTCATCAATTACTGGTTGATTAAGAGTCGTTATTTCTTCTTCCTTCACAACATCATAAACAACAGTTTGTTTATGCTTTTTAAGTTGTTCTTCAAGAATATTAATGTAATTCTTGAGTTTTGTGTTTTCGTTTGATGTTGATATTATGGATGATACTTTAAACATTTCTTTTTCGTTATCTTTGAGTCTTTCGTTTTCTCTAATTAACTGAGCACAATCACGTTCCAGGAAAACATTCTTCTCTTCCAGGTCTTTTACATACTTTGTTAAAGATGAAATAAACTCCATGGTTGTGGTATATTATAGTATATATTTTGTCAATATTTTAAATAAAATGCATATTTTGGATGGATGCGGTGTTATTTAAAATTTTTGTTTATTATTAAAGTAAATATGAAAAACGTAGTTTTATGTGGTACACATCCTGCACAATACAATGGCTATTCTAAGGTTGTATTTGAGTTAGCAAAGTATTTGGCTGGATGTTCTGACATCAAGTTGTATATTTATGGTTTTCAAAACTTTTATGATAGTAAGGAACACAAACAAGAACGTTTATTACCTGACAATGTGGAAATATATGATGTTTATGCAAATGAAGAACCTAAAGGAAAAGGGTTTGGTGAGAAGTTAATTACAGATTACATTAGAAAGATTAAACCTGACATTGTTATAATATACAATGACCTTGTTGTAATTAATTCTCTAATTGAGAACATTAAACAAATGCCTGAACGTGATTCATTCAAAATGATTCCTTATATTGACCTTGTATATAAGAATGAGAAGAACGCTTTGATTAAGAACATTGATAAACTTTGTGATGGCGGTATTATGTTTACTAAGTATTGGGATGAAATTGTCAAATATCAAGGATTCACAAAAAGAACTCACATTCTTGAACATGGATTCAATCAGGAACAGTTTTATCCAATTCCTAAAAAGTTGTGTCGTAAGTTCTTTAACATTAAGGAGGACGATTTTGTAATTGTCAATCTCAACAGAAACCAACCTAGGAAGAGATGGGACATATGTTTGATGAGTTATATTAAGTTTATTTCAAAGCATATGGATGAACCTATTCGTCTTCTAATTGCTACAAGCATGAACGGCGGATGGGACTTTTCAGATATGATAGTGTCTGAATGTAGAAAATACAATATTAATGTAGATGACTTCAAGAAACATTTAATCATTTTACAAAACCCTCAACAAATATCTGATTTTGACATCAATGTCATGTATAACGTGGGTGATGTGGGTATGAACACATGTGATGGTGAAGGGTTTGGATTATGCAATTTTGAACAAGCTGGTGTTGGTGTTCCACAGATTGTTCCTAACATTGGTGGTTTTAAGGATTTTTTTATTAAGGGAAAGAACTCCTTATTGATTGACCCTAAATGGACATACTATTGTGATCACAGTAGAGATTTCGTTGCTGGTGAAGCCGAGGTATGTGATATTGATGATTATGTAAGTGCCCTTGAATACTATTACACACATAAAGAAACCATATTGATTCATGGAGAACTAGCAAGGAAGAACATTCTGGAAAACTATTCTTGGAAGTCAAAAGGTGAAAAACTTCATCAAATCATTCTGGAAGAAACAAAGGGTATGAACGAGAAAGAAGAACCTGTTCAAATACAAAATGTGTCAATTGAAGAATTAATGAAAGAAAAAGAAAAACAAGAGCAACAAAATAAACCATCTGTCGATGAAGAACTTGAAATAGTAGAAGGTGGTGGAGAAGAAGACGAAAAGGAGGATGTTGATGTGGATAAATTAAGTGTTGATGATATGAAAGAGATGCTGAAGAAAATGCTTAAAAATTGATATTCTTTAAAATAAATTATACAATTTCTTAACTCATGGCTGACACTATTGTTCCCAAGTTTATTACCACATTATTCAAAAATGAAATAGAACGGATTCATAAAGTACTTTTATATGAAATATCCAAGGATTACAAAATACCATTGGATGATTTAAACAAAAAATATATTCCCACAGTTGACATTAACAATGACAACATAGTCATTGTTAGAAAACGAAACTACAATATAAACTTACCTATTGAACAAAGATGTATAGCTTTTAATTCAAAACACAAGCAATGTAAGAGGTCTAAAGGAACACACGAACATTTTTGCAATGTTCACATGAATCATCAAAAACACGGAACAATAGGCAATTTGATTCAAAATAAAGGAAAAACAGATATAACAAACAATGGTAGGAAAAAGTTGTACTAACAAACAAGTTGTACTAGCAAACAAGTTGTACTAACAAACAAGTTGTACTAGCAAACAAGTTGTACTAGCAAACAAGTTGTACTAGCAAACAAGTTG